TTGAAACAAGAAACCAAGAGATTGCATGGCAATCCTTACAGACAGGAACGCAAGAACAAAAGGAGATTTGGATAATGCCTGATCACGAAGAAACAATATGCATGGTTAAAGCAGTTAACCTGCAAGAAGAATATGCGAAAGCACGTAAAGGTATGACACCACTACAGGCACTAGTTGATGATCTGTATTGGGAGTATGATCGAATGTCAAGTAGTGGACAAAAAACTTTAGACAAACTTGCTGAAGAGGTGAACTTATGGAACAAGTAATAGAGTATGGATTTTATTTCCTGTTAGTGTATAGTGGTATGCTAACAGGGTACGTATTTAGATTTGCAACAGAGCCTAGAGGAAGGAGATAGTATGGCTATGTATTATGAAATTGGTATCACGATAGATGGTATAGAGAGTTGCGTGTATGTTGACACTAACGCTACACCTGTAGACAGTTGGAAGCAAGCAGTTGATCACGTGATGACACTAGCTAAAGTATACCACCCACAATTAAAAATAGAATTTGATTTCGTAAAAGAATACGAGATCGAAAATGAGCCTAAGAATTTAGGTTACATACATCAACCCCAAGATGCTAATGGAAAGGAGTATCTATTATGAAAAATTTAAACAACACAGTTAAAAATGAAAACCCTGCAATGAATGTCGTGGACTATTCAACACATACACAACACTTCAAAAAGGCTACACCTTACACATACAACTACGCTTTTATTGATGGTGTATTGATGGAGATGTACGATCAGTACACAATTAGACAAACTGCATCTATCCTTAACGAGCCATTCAATAGGGTAGTGTACAGGGTACAATTCTTACAGAAGAACCATAGTAAACATATCGTGCGTAAGTATGGTAGAGGTGCAACTGTTAACAAAGGTACTCACAAAGTGTCCGATGTCGGACAGTCTAAGAAGAAAGCTTCTGCTTAGTGCAGGAGTATAAAGGCTACGCAGTTGGGGATACTATTATTGCTAAAGCAAGATACCTCAACTGCGATACTAAAGGTACGATAGTATCTATAGAATTAATTTTAGGAACTGTTTGGTTTAATACCAATGGTGGTTTCTCATTTCAACTAAAAGAAATAAAAGGAAAAGTGTAATGGAATATGAACTAGGATTCGCAAGTGAGATTGATGAATACGCTATGGCAGTAGCACAATACAATCACCCTAACGTGTATCATATGGGTGATGTGCTACGCATAGACTCATGGTATGAGGGATATAAAGATGGTGTTGATCTGCTATTAGCAGGTCCACCTTGTCAGCCGTTCTCGTTTGCAGGTAATCAGCTTAACTTTAATGACGAGAGAGCCAAGCCTACTACAGAGTTCTTTAAACTATTCCACAAGTGGAAACCTAAATGGTTTCTTATTGAGGAAACTCCAATGAAAAAAGAATACCAAGATATATTCTCACGTGAGTTCGGATGTGAGCCACGTGTACATAACTCTGCGTCTGTGTCTGCACAGAACAGGAAGAGATTGTATTGGACTAACATACCACACGATGACTTGCCTAATCTTGGCATCAATCTTGAGGATATACTTGAAGATGAAAGCATGACCGACAGGGAGAAAGCTTACTGTATTGATGCTAACTATTTCAAAGGTGGATCAATGAAGATGTACTTTGAGAAGTCACGCAGACAATTAGTATTCAACCATGACCAAAAATGTAGACAGGTTGGCGAAGCTGATCTCAAAGGTTATGATATCATCAAGCGTGTCTATGATCGTAAGCACAAGTCACCTGCCCTTACCACCATGCAAGGTGGATGGCGTATGCCTAAGGTAGTATGTGGTGCGTGGCGTGGTAGGTATGTCGTTGATGGTGTTCGTCAAGATCACAAGATGAAAACGGCAGGACTAACTACACAAAGACTAGAGCTACGCAAGGATACCAAGACTAATACTCTGACCACAGTACAGAAAGATAATGTTGCTGTGAATACAGATCAATTGTATTGGAGAGCATTGACACCTCTTGAGTGTGAACGTCTACAGACTATGCCTGATGGGTACACAGATCATGGAGCATGGTGGCATCATTCTGGTGAACAAGTAGTAAAACCTATCAGCAATTCAAGACGTTACAAGATGATAGGTAATGGGTGGACAGTTGATGTGATCAAGCATATACTCAATGGCATACCACAAGATAGGTTGGGTACTGTTGTCAGTTTGTTTGATGGCTGTGGCTGTGGATTTCAAGCATTGAAAGGAGTGCAAAGATAATGATTATATATTTAGACATGGATGGTGTGTTGGCTGATTTCTTTGGTGGACTTGAGAAAAAGTTTAAGGTAAACCATTGGAAAGATATCAAGGATATCAATGATGCTCTTGATCAGCTAAGAGATACAAACTTCTTTTGGAATTTAGAACCATTCGATACTACGTATCCTCTTGTAGGTCATGTCAAAGAATTGACACACAAGTATCCTCATTTAGATTGGGGAATATGCTCTACACCTCTGCGTAATGACAGAGATAACTGTACTTATTGGAAACGTAGATGGTTGGAAACACATAACCTTATGCCTAACAAAGTGGGTAGTAAAACTAAAAACCTAATCTTTACTCACACCAAACATAAGTTTGCTACCAACAGAGTGGATGGTACACCTAACATACTTGTAGATGATAAGCATACCAACGTGAAGAGTTGGACAGAAGCAGGTGGGTTAGGTATTCTGTGGCAAGCTAACAGAGATAGGATCTCTAAGCTAGAAGATGAACTAGCTAAAGCAATCAAGTTAATACAAAAAGTTAGAGGAGATTTCTAATGAGAAAAGCAAAGACTCGTATACACGTTAATCAACACGTGATTAGAACTAACTTCAAGACAGGAGCAAACTTTCCTGTATTGACAATTAAAAAAGGTAAGACCAATACCTATGCTCATAGGGTAAAGATTCTAGGTGATAGTGAAGTTGTCTATTCACCTGATAAACCTTTGTCTTGTGGTGCAAAGGTATGGATTGAAACAACTAATGAAGTGGAGATTACAAAATGAGGAATGCAATCATGCTATTAATCATAGCAATAGCGTACACTTGGGAAGTATTCATATGATAATCAAGAGTGCGTTAATGTGTCTAGCTCTGAACATATATCACGAAGCACGTGATCAGAGTACGGCAGGTCAGTTGGCAGTAGCACAGGTAACTATCAACAGAGTAGCAAGTAAACACTATCCTAACACAGTATGTGACGTAGTGTATCAGAAAGGTAAGAGTATATGTGCTTTCTCTTGGACTTGTGATGGTGCAAGTGACACACCACATGAGAAGAAAGCATGGGAGAAGTCACAGTATCTAGCTTCAATGATGTTAGATGAAAACAATAATATTGATGTGGTCAATGGTGCGACACACTATCACACTACATCTGTCAATCCATATTGGGCAGATAGTTTACGTGTAGTCAAGCGTGTTGGTGATCATATATTTTATAAGTGACTTGACATATTTTATATATGTGATATAACTAGTTATCAGTTGCAATAATAGAAAAGGAGATATACAAATGGCTTTAGATTATGTAAGCAGTTTAAACATACCTTATCAGTATGACTTTAAGGTAAGCAAAGAACCCACTAAATTTAAAGGACAATCTTATGTTGTCAATGAGTATGATGGTGAGTATCTAGGTATAGTAGGTGATAGCTATGCTCTCACTAGTCATGGTGAATACTTCAACAAAGTGTGGTCTGTAGCAGAGGAAACACTAGGTCAAGACAACTGCATCTTGGCAGATAAGAGATGGAGATCTGCACGTAATGGAGCATTCGTAATGCTTGATGCTGTCTTCAAAGATAGCAGTATCACTATCACTAGTGACACACATGAAACAGAAGTATTCAAAAGAATGGTTGCCTTACATGGTGTAGATGGCAGATGTTCTAATCAAGTATTCTATGGCTTGATTGATGGGTTCTGTCTTAATGGTATGGTGACAGGTGATCACAACTACCTCAAGAAAAAGAATACTTCAATGTTTAATGTTGATATCTTTCAAGGTGAGTTGGCTGATTCAGTTGTAAACTTTGAGGGTGAAGCAGAGAAGATGCAAGAGTGGGCAACCATATGTACCAAAAGACTATGCATTAAGTCTGTGCTTGATTACATGATGGGTAACGAAAAGAAATCAGACAAGATGCTTGCTCTGTACAGAGAGGAATCACGTAAACGTGGAGAGAATCTCTTTGCTCTTTACTCAGCGTTTACTAACTACGCTACGTATGGTGATGAACGTAATGGATTTACAGTACGTAACACAGGTAATGATACGAAAGCTATCACCATGTGGAAGCGTGAGCAAGAGGTAGCTAAGTGGATTGATTCTCCTGTATGGAGTGACTTAGTAAACTCAAGACATAACTCTACTGTTGCAGGAAAGTGGGGGATAAAATATGCTTAGTAAAATACCAGAGTTTTGCCAATCACATTGGCTATGGAGAATACCTTTAGCCATTGTGTTCATCCAACAAGGTTGGTGGAAGATGCCTGTCGATATAGCTGAAGCTGAATCGTATGGGTTATCGTATCTGACATGGTGGGTTGTAACCTATGGAGAGTTTCTTGCAGGTATAGGTTTACTTGTAGGTGGTGTTATGAATGTACAATGGATGTATGAAGTGCCTGATTGGGTGGGAGATATGATCACCAGATTTAGTGGCATTACTATCTGTTGTATTATGACAGGAGTAATATGGGTTGGTGATCCAGAAAGTATACTTGATGTATTGTTCTATGATAATCTTCATGTATTACTTTGGGTCGGTGGATTATATTTTGCATTGAGAGGAAATAGATTATGAATAATAAACCATATCATAATGAGGGATTTGGATTATCGTTTTTAGCGATAGTGTTTTTTATGTTAGTATTCCCTGCCATGATACTGTTTGTATCTATGGGTACGTGGGATACATTTGTCAGGATGCACATACCTGATGGCGATTGTTGGGAGAATGCTAAACATGAAAGGGTGTGCAAACCTACTGCTAACTGTAAAATAGGAAGGAACTTTTGCCAATGAAACTACCAAGATATACACAAGCCAGAGTCAATGCTAATGGTGAAACTGTTTACAGATTTAATCCACCAAACAAACTTATTGAACAAGGCATAGCCAAACGTGTGACGTTAGGTACAGATAGGAATGAAGCGTACATGCTTGCAGCCATACTCAACAATGAGATAACACAACACTATCTTGTTACCAAGCGATGTGACTTCTTAGATAACAATGTCACATTACATACATTGATATACAACTATATGTCCTCGTATGGTTGGGATAAACTCAAGCCTAAAACACAGAAAGATTATAAATACTTTCTATCTGTTGCAGAAAAGACACTAGGTAGGTACACAATAAAGAAGATTGGAACTAAACTAGCCAAGAAACATTACCAACAATGGCTTGAACGTGGTGTGACACAGGCTAATCACATCACTAGTTGTCTGTCTACTGTATATAATTGGGCGATAGACCAAGAGTTTATACAGGTGAATCCTTTTGCACGTATCAAACGTACTACTGCACTCAAGCGTACAGATGTATGGACTAAGCTTGAAGTAGAACGAGTGCTTGATGATGCCTATAGTCTATATCATACACGTAACATAGGACTTATCATACACATGGCATATGCTTTCTGTCAGCGACTAGGTGACATGCGTACTTTGAAGTGGGATAACTTTGATGAGAACTTTACTGTGTTATATCTACAACAGTCCAAACGTAGAGCAAAGGTAGAGATACCTGTTGATGAGGAGATGCGAGAGATGTTGACTAGACAACACAAAGACTTTGGCTTTCAACCCTACGTAGCACCAAGAACACTACCTACAAAAGGTGAGTACCTGCCCTATACGTTAGAGCAAGTATCTAAACAGGGTAGAATACTCATGGACAGAAACAGTATACCTAGTAACAAACGACTCATGGACTTACGTAGGACAGGTATAATGGAGATGGTTGATGGTGGTGTGCCACTACCACAAATCATGTCGGTGAGTGGGCATACTAACCCTGCATCAGTAAAGCCTTACATGAAAAATACTCTAGCGTCAGCAACAAATGCCTTGACAACTAGAAAAAAGTGGGTATCATCTGCGTTGAAGCAACAGGAAGGTGTATAGTATGTGGAGAATATGGGATTACGATGTCAAGAATGGTGAAACGAAGAGAGTTAACTGTCCTGTATGCAGAGGACACAAGACTTTTACTATCACGAATCACATGGGTAGCTTGTTGTGGAATTGCTACAAAGCTAGTTGTGATGTGAGTGGTGGTAAGCGTGTGTCATTGACTGCTAATGATATAAGACAGTCACTATCACCCAAACCACTAGAAGATAAGTATGAGTGGGATATGCCATCGTTTCTCGTATACCATCCACCACACGTGCAGGAGTTTGTAGACAAATGGAATCTACCTGCAGATGTAGAAGTGATGTATGACGTGAAAGAAGAACGTGCAGTATTTACAATCTACAAAGACTATAGATGTGTGGATGCCATAGGCAGAGCAATGAAAGAAAAAAGATTACCGAAATGGAGAAGATATAATAATACAGGGTTGCCATACACCTACGGATGTGGTAAGGTGGCAGTAGTTGTTGAGGATTGTATAAGTGCCGTAGCTGTTGGAGAGATTGATGGCTTTGTTGGTTTGGCTGTGTTGGGTACGTCACTCTCTGTAGTACACAAGGAATACTTATCACAATTCTCAACGGCAATAGTTGCATTAGATCCTGATGCACTACCGAAGACTATGCAGTTTGCTAAAGAACTAAGACCATTCGTAGACACAGTAAAAGTTCTGAAGCTAACTGATGACTTGAAGATGAGAAACGAAACAGATATTACCAACCTAAAAAACGCAGGAGTATAACATGGAATTAGGACTACTAAGAAGTTTAATGGATAAGCAATTCTATGATGACCATAGAGGAGCTAAGTGTCCGACTAGAATATTTAGTAAGGATGCACAAAAGATCAAGGTAATCATTGACCAATGCATGACCAAGTACGACAGAACTATCACACCTGATGAGGTGCAAGCGTTGTTCTTATCAAGCAATCCATCAATGACTACTGCACAGAAGTCAGCATACTCTGCTATGTTTGACAAGATAAAACGTGAACAACCTATGGGTTCAGACATAGCACAAGAGGTGTTGTCTAAACTGTTCCAACAAATCATTGGTGAAGAGATAGCCAATCTAGGATTTGACTACGTGAATGGTAGCAAGACTAGCCTTGAGCCTGTACGTATGTTGCTTGAACAATATGGTGATGACTTCACACCTAATCTTAACGTCAAGTGGGATGACATTGATATTGATACGCTACTAGCTAAGAACGATCTTGAAGCTAGGTGGGCATTCAATATACCTACACTTGTGCGTAAGCTTGAGGGTATCAACGATGGTCATCTCATTGAGGTAGGTGCAAGACCAAACACAGGGAAGACTTCATTCCATGCTAGTTTGATTGCATCACCTGAGGGATTTGCACGACAAGGTGCTAAGTGTATTGTCTTATGTAATGAAGAGGGTACACATAGAGTAGGTGCAAGATACCTTACTGCATCAACAGGTATGACAATGCAGGAGATAAAACAAAATCCAACCCAAGCTAGAGATAGATACGAACCTATACGCAAGAACATACGATTACGTGACGCAACAGGTAGGGATATGTCGTGGGTAGAAAGCGTGTGTAAGGCATACAAGCCTGACATTGTAGTGCTTGACATGGGTGACAAGTTTGCTGTGACTAGTGGCTTTGCTCGACAGGATGAAGCACTCAAAGCAAATGCAATTCACGCACGTAGTATAGCCAAGCAGTATGGATGTGGTATCTTCTATATGTCACAGCTATCTGCAGAAGCAGAGGGTAAGGTTCTGTTGAACCAGAGCATGATGGAAGGCTCACGTACAGGTAAGGCAGCCGAAGCTGATCTTATGCTTTTGATTGCAAAGAATCCTGTAGTCGAGGGTCAGGAAGAGGAAGATAACCAAAGACATTTAAACATTGTCAAGAATAAACTCACAGGATGGCATGGTGTCATTCATTGTGAGCTTGACTACAAAACAGCGAGGTATTTAGCATGATAGAAAAAGGAACAGTAAGAGAAGATGGAAGACGTTGGGATGGTTACGTTTGGAGAAAAGTAGGAACTAATCATAGGCTTAATGAAGAAGGTCTTGTCTTTTATAAGAATCAGTATAGAACTTTGAAGGGATATTTACAGCAAGGTGGTAACATATCACGTTTAACATTTAAAAATATGTCACCTGAGGATATTCAAATCTTTTCTAAAGCATTATATGATACCAAGAAAGCAGGTGATGTATATATTATGTGCAATCCTGCATGGGAAGGTTGGTATAAAGTAGGTAAAGCTGTAGAATCTAATAATAGATTAGGAGATTATCAAACAGGTAGTCCTTTCAGAGATTATAAACTTCTCTTTTATAAAAAGTTTTCTGATAGACACGTAGCAGAAACTGTGGCTCATGCTAAACTAGATAAAATTTGTAAAGAAAGATCTTTTGAATGGTTTAAAATAGATTTACAAGATGCTATAAATGTGATAGAAGAAATAAAAATAGCAGGAGTTTTTCAAAAGAACATTCACAGAGGTTCTGATGGTAAATTCAAAAAGAGGAATGAGATATGAAATTAATACTTGATGTGGAAAATACTGTCACAAAGCGTGATGGTAAGATGCACCTTGATCCATTTGAACCAGACAATAGTTTGGTTATGGTAGGTATACTGCCTGTGGATGCAGATGCACAACCACGTATATATACATTTGATCACGCACAGATTGAACCTACATTCAATGGCAAAGAAGAGTTACAATTAAATTTAGATAACACTACTCTTTTAATTGGTCACAATATTGCATATGATTTAATGTGGCTATGGGAGTCAGGTTTCAAGTATGATGGTGAAGTATACGACACAATGCTCAATGAGTACATACTACAACGTGGTGTCAAAGAACCCTTAACACTTGAAGCCTGTGCTGAACGCTATGGTGCTACTCCTAAGTCTGATACACTCAAAGAATACTTTGCTAAAGGATACAGTACACGTGACATACCACACGCAGAACTGTGTGAGTATCTACGTGCCGATCTATCTGCAACTAAGGATGTGTATCATAATCTAATGCGTAGGTACAACCAAGCAGATAACGCAGGTCTAAGAGATACTGCAGAACTTACTGACCAAGTGGCAGTATGTCTTGCCAAGATCTATCAGCGTGGGTTTGCTGTTGACTTGGATAAGTTACATGAGGTGCGTTCAGAGTTTGAAAAAGAAAAGAATGATATTGAAAAAGCTTTGGTGCATCAGACAAGAGAACTGATGGGAGATATGCCAATCAATCTCAATAGTCCTGAACAGTTATCATGGATTATCTATAGCCGTAAACCACGTGACAAAACCATGTGGGGAAATTCGTTTGATCCATACATGTCAGATGAAGATTTTAGAAATGCTATACAATCTAAATCTTCTGTCGTTTATAAGCAACGTGCTGTTAGATGTAAGACTTGCTATGGTACAGGCTATGTAAGGAAGACAAAGAAGGATGGAACTCCATTTGCAAAACCCAACAGATGTGTACTTTGTGATGCTGTTGGTTATCAATTTGTTAATACTGATCCACCTGCTGTGGCAGGACTAAAGTTCTCACCACCCAATCCTAAGTGGGCGAGTGCTAATGGATTCACAACAAGCAAAACAAATCTTGAGATACTTGAAAAGGTAGCACGATCACGTGGCATGAGAGAAGCCGAGTTGTTCTTACAACGTGTACGTAGATTGTCTGCCCTTGATACCTATTTGAGCAGTTTCATTGATGGGATACAGACACATACCAAACAGGATGGTAAGTTACATGTGCGATTGTTACAGCATAGGACAGCTACAGGTAGGTTTAGTGGTGCAGATCCTAACATGCAGAACATGCCTAGAGGTGGCACGTTTCCTGTCAAGAAAGTATTTGTGTCACGTTGGGATGGTGGTCAGATACTTGAAGCTGACTTTGCACAGCTAGAGTTTCGTGTGGCTGCCTACCTAGGACAAGATGCCACAGCTATTGAAGAAGTGAAGACAGGTTTTGATGTTCACAGTTATACTGCAGAAGTTATTACTAAAGCAGGACAAAAGATATCTCGCCAAGATGCAAAGGCTCATACGTTTGCTCCCTTGTATGGAGCTAGTGGGTATGGTAGGACACCTGCCGAAGCACAGTACTACAAACAGTTCAATACAAAGTACGATGGTATAGCCAAGTGGCACAAGAAGTTGGCAACCGAAGCCTTGAACAAAGGCAAGATCAAGACACCATCAGGTAGAGAGTTTGCTTTTCCTGACATGGTGCGTAAACGTAATGGTGTGTCGCACTACACACAACTAAAGAATTATCCTGTGCAATCATTAGCAACTGCAGACATAGTTCCTATTGCTTTGTTGCACATAGATAGTAAGCTTGACAGTATGGAGAGTTGTATTGTGAATACAGTACACGATTCTATTGTCATTGATGTTCATCCAGATGAGAAAGGAAAGGTTCTCAGTATTATAAACGAAACAAATAACGAACTAAACAAACTAATAGAAACAAGATGGAATATAGTTTTTAATGTGCCATTATTATTAGAATCAAAAATAGGTAATAATTGGCTTGACACGAAAGACGTGGCATGATATAACTATGGTCTATCGCAAATCAAAAAGGAGAAATGTATGACAGATTTAGTCACAATAAATACAAAAGATTACGAATCAATGGCAAAAGCTATGGGCATTGCCAATGAAAGATCAGATACAAACAAAGAGAAAGCTAGTACGCTTGCTCGTTTACGTATTAGCCATACACCTATCATGGGTACGGCTGAAGTAAAAGGTAAGGAAGTGAATGTCGAGGTTGTCGAGGGTGGTATGTATAAGCTTGAGATACCTGATGGTCCAACTTACTTTTCAAAGACCATAAAGGTAAGACCCTTTATGCAGAGGTTCATGTTCAAGAGATTTATCATGGGTAAGGGAGATACCAAGAATAGGTTTATCAAAACTATCATGGCTGACAATCTTAACATTGACCTCAAAGATAGTGATGGTGGTTTCAACTGTGGTAAACCCTCAGGTTGGATTGAAGATTTCAAAGCCTTGCCTGAAGCCCAACAACAACTGATCAGATCCTGCAAACGTGTTCGTGTTGTGTTCGGTCTTGTCACTATGATAGATCCTGTAGACTCTACAGGTGCAAGTGTTGATGTTCAACCACAAGCTTTTATATGGGAAGTGGAGAACAGAGATGCTTTCAAGAGCATAGGTAAATGCTTTAACGACCTAGCAAGAGCTAAAAGATTACCTGTGCAACATGAGATAGCTTTGTCTACCGAAGCAAATAGTTTGGCAAATGGTAGCACATTCTACCTACCATCTCCAACACTTGACCTTTCCAAAACTATTGAGGTTGGTGATGAAGATCAAACAATGTTTGCTAACTTAGTACTGTGGGTCAAGAACTACAATGACTACATACTCAACCAATGGGATGAGAATGCTCACAGTAAAGAGGAAGTAGACAAGGCTGTCCTTGATGACTTCATTGAGATCGACTCAAACGAGGTTGTTTCCTAATGAAGCATCCTGCTGAAATGGTAATACATCAGTACCTTGACAAGGCATCTAGTGGGGAAACTACTATCTCCACTAGTACAGTAAATCAAATCTGTAAAGATGTCAGAGATGCTGTTGTTCGTCAGTTCGGTGGGAGTAACAAGCGTGATGGGTTTGCCTTTCGGATGTCCAACGTGGGCAGACCATCATGCCAACTGTGGTTTGAAAAGAACAAGCCACAGGAAGCGTTACCGAAACCAACTACATTTGTAATGAACATGATGCTAGGTGATATAGTGGAAGCTGTATTCAAAGGCATCCTAAAAGAAGCAGGAGTAAAGTATGAAGATTCTAAACGTGTCACATTGGATATCGGAGAAGATTCACCACAACGTGTTGTTACAGGAGAATACGATATTGTTATTGATGGTGCAGTTGATGACGTTAAGTCGGCATCAGATTGGTCTTATCGAAACAAGTTTGAATCCTTTGATACCCTAAAAGATGGTGACGCATTTGGTTATGTATCACAACTTGCAGGGTACGCTAGTGCTTCAGGTAAAAAGGCAGGTGGTTGGTGGGTTGTCAACAAACAAGATGGCAACTTTAAATACGTACCTGCTAACATTGATGTAGAAAAGGAAGTCAAGAAGATCAAGGATAATATCAAAGCAGTAGAGAATAATGAGTTCAAAAGATGCTTTGAACCTGTAGAAGAAACCTTTAGAGGTAAGCCAACAGGTAACAAGATCCTACCCATTACATGTAGGTTTTGTTCTTATCGTAAAGCTTGCCATCCAAGTTTACAGGAGTTGCCACAGAAAATGTCTAAGGCAAAAGATCCTAAGATCGTGGCTTACGTAGATGGATAGCAAACAGTTTGCAAAAGCACGTAAGTATGGCTATAGATCAGGACTTGAAAAGAGCCTTGCAGTATATCTCAAGAACTTATCTGTAAAGTACGATTATGAGTCCATCAAGATCGAATGGGAAGACTTAGCATACAGGACATACACACCTGACTTTATATTGTCGAATGGCATTATCATTGAAACGAAAGGTATGTTCACAGCAATGGATAGAAGAAAGCATCTTGCAATCAAGAAGCAACATCCAAAGCTAGACATACGATTCATCTTTGAGAACAGTAAACGCAGACTACGTAAAGGTGCTAAGTCTACCTATGGACAATGGTGTGATCGTTATGGCTTTGAGTATGATAATAGAGTTATACCTCAAGCATGGCTGAAAGAAAAGGGCAAGGTGGTACATCCAAAGTTTATTGCCTTTACACGTAAAAAGATTGTGAGGAAATAATGACTAAACAAATACCACTAGACTTAGATGAAGAAGATTTTGTTATTAGAATACATCCACACAGGGATAAGAATAATAAATGGACAGGGGATGTTACACTAGGTATCATTACCTCGGATGAAAATCCCTTGTCAGACCATGACTTTTTCTATATGATGGAGTTTACTAACTTGATATGTGCAGTTGTTCCTGTGATGTCAGAAGATCCCTCTGTAAGAGAACAGCTAGAAGACTTTATTGAACAAGAGAAGCGTGAGTTTGCAGAGAAGCAAAAGAAGATAAGAAAACTAAAGAAAATTGAAACCAAGGGAAACGTAATATCTGTAAAGTTTTCCGATAAAGTAGATGGGAGTGCGTAACATGAATAATATGAATGGAAAAGAAATATTTACAGGAGAATATGGTGTGCAACAACAAGATGCAGACATGGTTAATCATCCACCACACTACAACAAGTATGGTGTAGAATGCATTGAAGCATTGCGATCAGCTTGTGGAGAAGGATTTGAATACTACTTACAGGGTAATGTAATGAAGTATTTGTGGAGATATAGATACAAGAATGGCATAGAAGATTTAAAGAAAGCTAATTGGTATCTAGAATTACTAATGGAAACTATTGACAATGGCGATAAAAAAAGCTAAGATCTATATTACATTGAATGTAGATACAGAAGAATATCCTGTACCTGTTGATGAACAGCTAGGGGATGACATACAAGATCAAATAGAATCATTCATTTATGATATTGATGGATTAGATTTAAACAATATAAAAATATTAGTGGGAGAATAGCACATGGGATTACCGACAGATTATCAAAACTTTATAGCAACATCTCGTTATGCAAGATGGCTTGACAAAGAGGGAAGAAGAGAAACATGGGATGAAACAGTAACACGATACGTGGACTTCATTTGGGATAGAGCCAATGTTGACAACATCCTGCACGACAGAACACGTCTGAAAATATGGAAAGCCATATATAACTTAGAGGTTATGCCATCCATGAGAGCTTTGATGACAGCAGGTAAAGCACTTGATCGTGACAATACTGCAGGATATAACTGTAGCTATCTTCCTGTTGATGATGTGAAATCTTTTGATGAAGCTATGTACATACTGCTTTGTGGTACAGGTGTAGGCTTTAGTGTTGAACGTAACTATATTAACAAGCTACCTGAAGTACCTGAGAAACTATATAATAGCGATACCTGTATATCGGTAGCTGATAGCAAAGAGGGTTGGGCAAAGTCTTTTCGTATGCTACTTGCATTGTTATACGCAGGTGAGATACCTACATATGACATGAGCAAGATCAGACCTGCAGGTGCTAGGCTAAAGATCTTTGGTGGTAGGGCATCAGGTCCTGCACCACTAGAAGATCTATTCAAGTTTACTATCAACATGTTTAAAGGTGCTGTAGGCAGAAAGCTTACAAGCTACGAGTGTCACAGTATTATGTGTAAGATAGGAGAGATTGTTGTTGTGGGTGGTGTGCGTAGATCAGCTATGATCAGTTTGTCTAACTTGTCTGACATACGTATGCGTCACGCTAAGACAGGACAATGGTGGGAAACTGCACCACACATGGCACTAGCTAATAACTCTGTAGTATATACAGACAAGCCTGATTCTGAAACATTCTTACGAGAGTGGACTTCATTAGTAGAGTCTAAGTCAGGTGAACGTGGTATCTTCAATAGAGTGTCGGCACAGTATCAAGCCAAGAGAAACGGCAGACGAGATCCTGACTACGACTTTGGTACTAACCCATGTAGTGAGATTATTCTTAGACCATATCAGTTCTGTAATCTTACAGAGGTTGTTGTTAGGAAAGATGACACACGTAAGAGTTTACAAAAGAAGATTGCTATTGCTACTATCTTAGGTACATTACAATCTAAGCTTACTAACTTTCCTTATCTAAGAAAGGTATGGAAGAACAATACAGAAGAAGAAAGATTGTTAGGTGTAAGTCTTACAGGTATCATGGATAGTCCTTTGACTAACGGCAAAGAGATGGGATTGCGTGAGAGGTTAGACATCTTTAGAAAGGTAGCTATTGATACTAACAAGAAGTATGCCGATCTATTAAACATTCCCCCATCTACTGCTATCACATGTGTCAAGCCTAGTGGTACTGTATCACAGTTGTGTGATTCGGCTAGTGGTATTCATGCTAGACACTCACAATATTATATACGTACTGTACGTGGCGATAACAAAGATCCACTTACACAGTTTATGAAAGACCAAGGAGTTCCCAATGAATCTTGTGTGATGAAACCAGATGAGGTAACAGTATTTAGTTTTCCTATCAAGTCACCTGAGGGATCTGTAACTAGAGATCAAATGTCAGCTATAGAACAATTAGAGATGTGGAGAATATACCAAGAGCATTGGTGTGAACATAAGCCATCTATCACAGTAACAGTACGTGAGGGTGAGTGGCTAGAGGTTGGTGCTTTTGTATTTAAATACTTTGTCGATATGTCAGGCGTATCTTTTCTACCACACTCTGATCACGTTTATCAACAAGCACCATATCAAGAGTGTTCAGAGAAAGAATATAATGATATGGTAGCAAAGATGCCAACAAAAATAAAATGGTCAGCATTAAAAGAAGAAAGCGATACTACTGCAGGTAGTCAATCACTTGCCTGTAGTGGTGATTCATGTGAACTTGTAGACATAGGAGCTTAGTATGGGAAACAGAGCAAAGAGAAACTTAGGAAAGTATGACGCACCATTGGTGATTCAATACAGGAAAGGTATGGATGATTTTCATAAAGGGAGATTATCTAACCCTTTCCATAAGGACACGATGCAATATCGTGAATGGAATAGGGGATTTAACAAAGCCTATTTCGATAGACTAAGAAAGGTAAAGAAGTATGAATCTAAAGGGAGTAAAGATATTGGAAAAAGAAGCAGTAGCGTGGCAGAAGAAAAAGCACAGTTCAATGCAACTAGATGACTATCAAGAGAACGCAAAGAAAACAGCTATCTATGCACCTGAACATATGATTATGTACCCTGCACTTGGATTGGCAGGGGAAGCAGGTGAGGTAGCTAACAAGGTAAAAAAGATTATGAGGGATGGTATACAGAATCTTCCCCCTGATTGGAAGCATCAGTTAGCTTCAGAGATTGGGGATGTTCTGTGGTACTGTGCTGTACTTGCTAGTGACTTGAATGTATCACTAGGCACTATAGCTGCACAGAATATTGAAAAGCTTGAGAGAAGAAAAAGAACAGGCACACTACAGGGTAGTGGAGATAAGCGTTAAAGTCCTTCTACTTCTTTAGTTAACTTAGCTTCTTTGGCATACTCTAATAACTTAATGTAATCGTATTCATCATCACTTGCATGTGATCCTATTTTGTTATGATACTTATTGTATGCCAATGTTTTTTGTGTATCAGGTAACTTTTCAAATTCAAATCGTTGTACAGGTGTACCTTTCATTTGTTTAGAGTACTCTCTAGCAAGTTTCATTACTTCTGCTTTTACTCTAGATATTTCTGCTTTTAAAACTATTCTTTGTACTTCAGCTTTAGATAATCCTTTCTCATCTCTATCTTTTATATTTTGATAAGCATCAGATTTAATATAAGGTTCTATCTCTGCTTGTATTTGTCTTCCAATAACACTAGAATAAAAAGCATCTATCTCAGGATTTCTAGTTCTTCTATATACAGTTGATGGTAGTATCTTTAATCTTTCTAACTCCTTTTCAAACTCTGTTCTCTCTCCTCGTTGAAGAACACCATACATCTGTCTTGATAGTGGAGTTATTCTTCTTATGTTCTCACCTGTGTTAGCTGACTTCAAAGGATCAGGTGCTTTGTATATATCCTTTCCTAGTGTATCTTCTAAGTATTCAGATATGGCATTATTTGCAGGTAGTCTAGATAATGTTTTATTAAGTATTAAGTTAAACATACTATCACTATTAGTATCTCTTATTATTCTTTCATCATCTTTAGCTATGAAAGTGTTATAAGGATCTTGTAGTACAGTAGCAGGAATAGTAAATGTACTAAGAATGTTACCACCAAAGTTAGCCATCATCTTATTTATTTTTTCAGGATCGCCAGAGAATAAATCTTCTACTCCACTTTCAAGCATATACAAACCCATACCTGCTTTAAATTGTGCGCCTGATAGTGCCTGTATTCCATCTTGTATTATCTTTCTATTCTGAAGAACAGGATCTCCCTTTAAGTTTCTAGCTATAATATCCCCTAAGAATAGATAGGGTGCTGCAGGAAACATAGGTCTTAGATCAACAGTTGTTCCATCCTCTAGCTTACCCTCATACCATCTTTCTCCTGCATGTTCTTCAGACATACGCATGGCTGTTGCACCTGCAAGCATTGCCATACCCACCATACCTTTTGCTGCTTGTTCATATGATTGTACATATTCTTTTGAACCTCTGCCTGTTACTGCACCAAAGAGTTCACCATAAGCTGCCATGTTGAATGGAGAATATTCATAAGTAAACTTCATAGCGTTCATCATAAAACGTGGGAAAGGTACGAAAGATGTACCAACAAAGGGTACTGCATGTATTGCTTGCGTGAATGCTCTAGCTGTTGGGTTATTAAATGATCTTTGATATGTAAAATAAAGTGAATCATCTATAGCTTTTTGTAATGCTACCTTACCTGTATCTGTACCAAATACTTTATTAAAATCTCCACGCTTCATTATGTCAATTAAATCAAAGTCTAACTCTTTAACTTCTTTACCCTGTCGTAAAGCATTTGTGTACATTACATTTAATTGTCTTTTCAAGTTACCTGTTAGGGCAGCTTCTTTAAACATGTTATCACTTAAAGTATTAAGAGCATTAACCTGTCTGGATATGCCTTGTAATCTACTAACTTTTCCACCTGTTGCATCTTGAATATCAGCAAGTTCTCTAAATAATCTACTTGCTTCATTACCAAAACCATTCTCTAACATAAGTCTAACAGCTTTAGATTCTTGTCTGTTCGCAAGACCAAATGCTATAGCAAATATATCTTTATTAGCAGCTTTAGCATCTATACCTTTACCTGTTGCTTTTGCAATACCATTATTAAATGCTTGTGTAAGAACATCAAATCCTACTCTAGAGTAACCTGATATAGTATTACGTACTGTTGTACCAACTTGTGAAGTCATAAAGGCAAGTCTTGCTTGGTCTAATGCTCTTGCTCCATCATATAAATATGTTCTAGGGTTGGCATCTTTTGCAAGTTTGTTAGCATTCTTTAAACCTTCCACAGCTTCTTTACTAAAACCAAATAGATCATAACCTGCTACAGTATCCATACTCTCTATGAGTTTATTTAAGTTTTGTTTTTCTTTTCCTACAGTAGACAGTAACCTACCTGCTTGTGATACTTCAGCCATAAATACATTGGCTATATCATCAGTAGTTAAATTATATTTCTTTAACATATCACCAAAGTTATCAGCAACTACACTATCACTATCACCTAATCCTCTAAGTGTACGTGCTAATGCTTCTGTTATTCTTTCTTGCCCAATAACTTTGCCTGTATCATCTGTTAGTTCTCTAAATAGTGGCTGTCCTTTTGGTGTGCTTTTCTGTAGTATTTCTGTTAAACTACCTACAATATTTTTAAACTTATCTTCATTTATTTTTAATCCTAATCCATTATTTATATCAGCACCTTGATACAAATTCTTTTCACCTGTTATCTTAGTAATAACTTTTTCTCCTTTGACAACAAGCTTTTCGGTTAATGGTGCTAAAGTTGGATCTGCTGAAATTAATTTATTAGCTATAGCATCAAAGTTTTCTTTTGACTTTTTAGTTTTAATTAGTTTTTCTACTGCTTTATTACCTGCTTCATCTTTTGCTTTGATGGCCTTTTGAGTTATTTCTATTATATCTTTACTGCCTTTTTCAATATAAGTAATTGCTCCTTCTTTAGCTACAAGTGGCACTACTGCAGCAGGTGTAGCACTTAAAAGAAATGATGCTGTGGTTTGTAAAGCTGAATAATCTTTTTGAATATCTGCTTCAAGTAACGTCTTTTGAGCTGCCACATCTTGAGCAACACCACCTAATCCCTCTACGGCTGCTGTCGTTGCTAGTCTTCTTGTAGCTGTACTTGACATCTGATTAACAAGTCTGCTTATCAAAAGTTTGTTTGCTTGTACAGCTGCCTGACCTGCAACCTTACCACCACCGGGCAGTAACAAACCAATATAGGTAGAGGGTGCAGTAGCTATTCCTTCAAGATAATCTAAGAAATATCCGGGGGCAGCACCTTTTTCATACAGATTAGGCAAGGCATCATAGGCATTGAACAATACTCTATAGTCATTCAACTGTCCTTCTTTTTTATCTGTCTTTAAACCACTAACATAACCATAGTCACGTGCAGCTGTCATCTCATTAACATCAAAAGATCTAAAGTGTTCAATGACTTCATCAAAAGCATCTGTTCCTTCCATGTTCTCATAACCTAAACGATCATTAGCAAATCTTTTAGCAGCATCTAGTACAACTTGATTCTGTCTAAGACCATCATAGGTTTGATCTTCCATCTTGAGTGCTTCTATTGCGTCTAGTTTAATTTGAGCATCTTCATCCTGTTCAATAGGTGGTTGTGTTACTTTAAGTAGATCTCCTTCAGGAGTTCTGTCTGCTTCCATTTGTTGTCTTGCATACATTTCAGCTTCACTATCAGTTAATTCTCTATTAGGTGAATCAACCATAAATGCTTGTCCATTTATTTCTACTTTATATTTTGGCAATTTTTTATCCTTTACATTCGTGTAACTGTAACACTATCATCATTATTGTTAGGTATAGGTCTTTGTAGTGGATAGTATGGTGCTAAATATAAATCATAAAAACTACCGGGTATATTAAATAATTCAAGATTACGTTGAACTATAGCAGGTCCATTTTGTTGTAACCATTTTGAATATACTTCAGCATTTTGTATTTTCAACATACCACCCTCTAATGATACTGCTTCTTGTGATGTTAATTCCTGTGACAATGAAGCAGCTGTTTCTATATCTCCTTTAATTAACCCATGTATTTTTTTAGCTAACGTAGGATCAAACTGATTTGTATTACTACCTATTCTTTTTATTTCTGCTAATTGATTCAAAAATGCACTTGATGTTTCTTTTTGAGAGGGATTACCATTAATTGCTAAGTTTTGATGCATTGCTTCTTGTGTATCAACATCAGGAAGATTAACAACAGGATTTACTGTACCATCTTTTATAAATGGAACACCCATAGCTTGTAAGGCTAAACCACTTGCAATAATATCTGCTGTTCCATCTTGATATTGAGTATATATTTTTTTAGCTAGTTCTTCATCACCACCAACTAAAGGCATTAACATTCCCATATATTTTTTAGCATTAGCTTTGGCTTTAGCTGCAGATGCACGTGCAGCCCTACGTTGAGCATACTCATCTTTAATATCTTCTAACTTTCTAGTCAATTCAACTTGTTGATCTATTGCTCTACGTTCATCATTTAATTGCATACCACGTTTTGCCATGCCACCTAATAGAGATAAAAGCATTACATACCTCCTCTTGCCATTAGTCCTCTACCTTGAGGTTCTTTTGCCTGTTCTTCCATTAAAACATTTTCAGTTTCTTTTTTATCAGGCATTTCCATTTGTTGTTTATATTCTTCTAGTGCTTCTTGTGCAGCCACACTCTCCATAATACTATTATCAGGTTCTTCTTCTAAACCTGAATCATATTCTACACCTGCTTCATCACAAAGGTATTCAAGTAATTCTACAATAAAAGGTAGCACAAGTATACCAACATCTATATTATGTATACCTTCCATAACATTTGCTTGCATTAAAGTTTCTGCAAACTCAGCTATAGTCACACCATTTTCTATAACCTCAACAGCTTTAGTAGATAGTTTAGGATCTTTTAATTTATCTGTATAAAAATCTATAACTTCTTCTACAGTATTAAACTGTGGTGGTCTTTGCCAAGGTCTAGCACCCATCTCTGCAGTTAACATTTCACCGGGAATAGGAGCATTAAATTGATCTATTTGATCAGGATTCATCATAGGCATTATATATCATCTCCTTTTAATTGTCTTCTTTGTTCTCTTAACATCATAGTATATTTTAATACTCTACTAGCAGGAGAATCATCTTCTTGTTTATCAGGTTTGTTTCCCATGAAACCTTTATTTCTTTTATACTGCACAGGTTTAGTATTCATTTTTTCCATATTAGCTACAGCTAATCTTGCTATTTTTCCACTCATTTACATCTCCTATTAAAATAAAAAGTCCATTAAAAAACCACCAATCATACCTACATTATTTGCATCACGTTCTGCTTTTGCCATATCAGCTCTACCTTCTAATTCCATTTTAGTTTGTGCTAATGATGTAAGTCTATCTAATTCACTTTCTCCTGATTTCCATGCACGTTCCATAGCGTCACCATACTGTTGCCATATCTGTTGATATGCCATCTGTGACATACCTATAAGTGCTTGTGCGTTTAATTCATTTGCTCTATTAATTGCCGCAGTATCTTGAGTAGCAACTGCTCTTCTCCATTGCACATTACTTTGTGCTATAACCATTTGATTTTGTGCATTAAATTGATCACGCTGATTTTGTATCTGTGTATTAAATTGGTTTATAGCATTCTCTTGACCTGCATTAAACTGCGACATAGCATTAGCTTGCGATGTATTAAACTGTTTTACTTGTGTACTTAAATTATCATAGAACTGTGTCATTTGATTTTCACTAGATGCATTAAATTGTTTTGCAGCATTCGTAGCAGCCTGATCACTAAGTATAGAATTAATAGATGCCTGTGCTTTAAACATTGATGTCTGTTGTCTATTGTTAAGATTAGCCATGTCTACAGCTAAAAAGTTTTGAGCATTTTGCACAGCAGCTTGTTGTCTATTGTTTAAATTAGCAATATCTAAATTAGCTAAAGCTGCAGCTTCAGCCATCACAAGTGCTTGCTTATTATTTAAGTTCTGCAAGTTCATTGTATTAGCAATTCTACTATTTTCTAATGCAACCTGTTGCTCTGCAGTAAAATTCATGTTAGCAATGTCAGATATCTTAGATGCATTTATGACTTTAGATTGAAACTTCTGATCAAACTCTTGACCCATAAACTTTGCACGTTGTTCTGCCGCAAGCATAGCACGTTGTTGTCTATTTGACAAGTTCATTGCGTCAAACTTAGCAAACGTACCTGCATCAATGCTTGCTAAATCAATAGACTTTTCTAGCATAGCTTGCATGGCTGCCTGTGTAGCATTAGATCCTGATATACCTTGAGCTGCCATTTGATTAACTACAGATCTCATTGCACCTGCTGCCCATGCAGGTACATTACCATCTTTAAAATCATTCATGTACTGTGCCATCTGATATCTCATTGTAGATTTTTCAGATGGATCACCTTGAGCTGCTTTTATTTCTTCTGTAAATTGAGCAGCTTTTTCTGCATCAGCAACTGCTTCTACTAACTCACCTTCTTCAAGGGTTCGTTTCTTAGGATCATCCATAAGAATACCCTTACCCTGTTCAGCTTCAAGATCAGATACTGAACTTTCGGTTTGCTGTTCTGCATCAATCTTGTTAATCTTATCTTTATCTAATTCTTCAGCATCTAATTTATCAGTAACATCCTTAACATCATCTTTACTTTTTGTTGGATCAACTGTTTCTGCTTTCTTAGCTGTTGGTGCAACTACATCATCTTCAGCATCAGCTTTTTTAAATGTAGCTTGAGGATCATCTCCTGTTAATTGTCCTGTTCCCTTACCAATAAATTGATCATCTTTAACATCAATTTTTGTAGGTGTAACTTTTTGTTCTCCAGTCAATGTAGGATTCTTAGCCATGTCCTGCATATCCTTTTCAATAGGATTAACTTGTTCTACAGGAGTTCCTTTTCCATCCTCTCCGGGCTTAACTACAGGCTGTGTTGAGATGCTATCATCAAACTTAAACGCACCTGCACCTGCACCATGTTTAACATTTAAATCTGATGCAATTTTATTTTCTTTACCTGCACCTGCTTGCTCAATAGTTTTAACTAAATCTTCATATTGAAAGTTAGGATCATTAAATTGATAATTTTTAAAACTTTCTGGATTAGAATAGTCACCACCTGAACCTTTAGTGGTAGCACCATAGGCAGCTAATTTATCAATAGCTTGTTGTTGTTCTTGTGTTACACCACCTGTTTGATAACCTACCACACCACCTGCTTGTGCATATAACTTTCTTGCTTTATCATAATATCTATTCATTAAATGTTGTTTAGCAGGATCACTAGATAGATATTCTCTAAACTTTGCCATGTCACCTTTGTATCCAAAATGCTTTGCAATTTTTTGCATACCTTGTGGTGATATTTTCATCTTTGTTTTCTTTGCCATTTAACTAATCCTTGCTTAATACTTTATCTAATTTATCTTCAAGTCTATGTAGTGCATCCATCACTTGACTAAGATCATCTCTCATTTCTTTACGTGTAACATACTCTTCTCTTGTTTTATTTAATAGTATATCTATACGTTTTACTTCTTGTATTAGTCCTCTAAATGCCCATACAGCAGGAGCTATTACTAGTGTTAATATTATATTCCAAAACATCCACATACTAATTTCCATTGTCTACTCCTGAATTGATTTTAAATACCATACAAGCCAACCAAGTCCTATTATTGTACATATTAAAAATAATATAAACACACCCTCAATACATCTGTCTTTAAACTCTTGTCTTCTATACAGTTGTTCTTGTCTAGCTTTTCTAATTTTACCTTCCATTGCTAATAGCTGATCCCAAGCTTTATGACCATGACTAAATTGAATAAAAGTTTTAAGCTCATATCTTTGCTCTTCTAGTTTCTTCTTAGCTGCAAAGGCTTCTAATGCTTCTTGTTCTACTGACCCAAATACTTTACGAAAAATTGGTGGATTCTTAGCTGACTTTTCTTTTTGTTCTATATCTGACACAGCACCCATCCATCTTGATAAATCTCCTGTCATAGATTCTATATCACGACCTGCTTGAAAAGCTTTCTTTAGACCTGCAAATGCTGTACTTGCTGTGGTCAGGCAAGCACCAATCGTGATTGGATCAAACATTAAGATGGTTTAGTAGGCCAAGTTACAGCATAAATATCTGATGCTTTTGTTATATCACGTAGCTGTTGTCTATATGTTCTCCATGCACTAGCATCACCACTCGCATCTTCAATCTTATGTATCTGCCAATCAGCTTCAGCTAATAGTGGCTCTCGTATTTTTCTTAAAGAATTTTTTACTGTATTATCTAACTCTGTTTGGTATTCAGCATCTTGTTCAGCTTTTGTTTTACCACCCTCTATATCAGAAAATCTATCTTTCTCAGTCCATTTTTGTACCCAATTATTATTTGAATCCTGTTCAACACCATCCCTTACTACTATCTTTGTAGATGCTGATGGAGTTGGTCTAGGTGTAGCTAATATACCTGTATATCCTAAATCTGATAACACTCCTATAGGTAACACTCCTCTAGGAAAAGAAATATTTGGATTGTCTGCTTTAATTTCACTTTCTGTTTTAATTGTTCCATTTGTATGTCTATATTCACTCATTATATTTATCTCCTATGTTGCTATTGCGTAAAACAAGTATGATCCTGTAGCAAAAGTACTAGACATTTGAAAGCCACTATTAAGAGGATCAATAAAATCTGTGTTAATAACTTGCGCTGCATTAGTATTTAAAACTACGTAAGCATCATTACCAGAAGTAATACCTCTCTCAGTATCCCAAATATACCAATCACCTGTAGAATCTATTCTTTTTACTAAAACAAATATAGAACCAGAACTAAATCCACAATCTACATTTGTGCTTGATCCACTTGTATGACTAAATGTTCCTATTTTGCTTATACCTGCAACTGATCCAAATAAGAAAGCCATATGTGATTCACCACTATGATTTACATCATCATTAGTTCCAACACTAAAAACTGTAGCTGTAGGAGAGGTATCATTCCAATAGGTATTATCGTCAACAGTAGCACCATCAGTATTTAATCGTAAATAATCGGTGGCATCTCCATAATAAACTGCCCATTCTTCTGATGAATCTCTATTTTTTATCCACATCAGTTCTGGTGGCCTACCTAAATTATGTTTAATTGTTGTGTTACTTCCTGTTCCATCATACTTAACTACATCACAAAAACCTTTTGCTCGTTTCCAAAAATAAGTTAGAGGGTTATTAGTGCCAAACACATATCCACCATTGCTTCCTGCTTCATATCCTGCCATTCTATCACCATTACCAAACCATCCACTATCAGTAGCTTCTTTTTGATACTGAGTTTGAGTAGGATAATCAGGTGTTAGTTGTCTATTAAAACTTATTAATCTATTAGATATTTTCCATTCATTAGTACTAGTAGATAGTTTATTTAATACAATATCAATAGGAAAAGCAGGTTTTGTAGTCGATACAACAGTAAAGCCTACACCATTACCATTTGTTACATAGTCTGCATCAAAGACACTAGCTCTACTTGTAGGTAAATCAGCCATCCCTCCTAATCTAATTGCTGTATATATATACGTTCTATTAGCAGTCCATCCATTTGCAGAAAAACCTGTTGCATTTACCTTTTGATAATAATTATTAGTATCCCCACCTGTATCATTAATCCAAAAATTTTGATTTTGATCAAAGTTATTTAAACCCTGTCTAATATTATCTGTAATAAACCAACCTCCATCTGTATTAGCAAGACTTGTATTATCTATAGCTTTAGCTATTAAAAATTGTGGCTCAAATCCTAAATCTACGTGACTACTAATACCAGATGAGTTTGTTGTAAATGATCCACTTTTTATAATAGAATTATCTGTATCATCATGTGCAAATAAATAAGCAACGTATGTGCCATTATTAGCATTAACATCACCAGAACTTCCTACAGTAAAATGTGTAGTAGTTGGTGCAGTATTATTAAATACAGATGAAGCAGCTTGATAAGCTGTAGTATGATTAAGCCTTACATAACCTAAATGTGAATTAGTAGAATTTTGTCTTCTATGAAATACAGTCCAATCACTTGCTACATCTCTTCTTTTTATCCAAATCATTCCTACTTCACAATCTAAATTATGTGCTATTGCTTGATTTGTTCCATTGCCTGTATAAGTTACAATGTCAAAAAACTTAGGTTTTTCTTTAAATGAATAACCTACATACTCTGTACTATTTCTATTATAATTATAGTTACCTGCATCAGTTCCTATAGTAAATCCATTAGTGTTAAATGATTGCATAAACATTGTGGAAGTACCCTGTTGTTCAACGTCACTAGAACCTCCACCACCTGTTACAGCAGGGCATTGTAACAATCTATCAGTACCTCTTGCAGTATCCATGAAAATCAAATTACCACTATTGGTACGACTTTTCATTAAAACTAATCCACCATCAGTTGAAAAATCTACACCATTAGTAATTTGATTACTTGATTGATTTCCATCATATAGATCAACACTAAAATTTTCATCTACACTAGCAACTTGTGGATTACCACTTCCACCAAAGCTTCCACTCGATCCCATTTTTCCTTTTCGATAAATTCCTACCATATTAATTCCTTACGATAAATTCAATCCTGCTGTAAAACCATAGTACGTTGTACCTGCATCGTGTGTAAAAAAAGTAAATACATCTACACTATTTGCTGTACCTGTTAATGTGGGCGCAGATCCACCTGCCCAATCAATAGAATTTGGCCATGTAATTGATCTACTACCTGTTCCATCTTGTTTAATTTTTAAGGTAAATCCATAAGATTGAGATGCCGAACTTTGGGCATTTGTAGATGGTGGATTACTAAACGTATATGTTACATTTCCTGTAAGTGTGTGTGCAAAAGTATTTCCACTTTCTAAATCTATTGTTACATTACCTGTAGCACTTGTATTACTAACAAGTCTTTCATTATAAGAATTAGCAGTAAACTCTCCTTGTAAATGAAAATCTCCATTAGCATCAATAACCATTGTTTTGCTTGCCCAAGATAATCCAATCGATCCCGGCAAATCATTATAACTTAGTTCTGTTCCTGTTGCTGTTACATTTGATCCTCCAATTCTTAGATTTTGAGGAAGTTCAATAGTTCCTGTATTAGATGTTCCATTACTTGCATTAATTCTAACAGTTGGAGCAGAAGTATCAGTTGATGTAAATGTAACATCTGTATAATTACCTGATCCACCACCACTTATATTAATAAATTCATCAGAGTAGTTATCAAACTTTAATCTTTTTGCTCCACCTGTATGTATTTCAGTAATAGTAGGATTAGTTAAAACTTTATTTGTTAGTGTTTGTGATCCTGTCAATGTAGCAACTGTACCATCTATAGCTATATCATTAGCATTGGCAGTAATACCTGTACCACCTATAACATTTAAAGTAACAGCACCAGAAGTACCACCACCTGTTAAACCTGTACCTGCAGTTACTTCTGTTATATCTGCACTTATACCACTTATTTCTGCATCTACATAAGCTTTTATAGATTGTTGTGTAGCTAAATGTGTAGCACTATTAGATGCCATATCATCTTCATCTTTAATAGCATCACCTGATACACCTGTATTTAACACAGGACTTGTTAATGTTTTATTTGTTAATGTATCTACTGATACACGTGAAACTAATGTACTACTAGCTCCTTGAGGTAATAGCATAGTATTAGTAGTTGATGTACCATGAGGTTGTGCTTTAATAGTTTGTCCATGACTATTAACATGACAATTAAGTTTTATTTGACCTTCAACACTATTACCATCACCTTGAACTTCTAATATACTTGTTGCAGGTTTAACTTGTAAGTTACCTGATGCAGTAGTAGATATACCACTAAATACAGGAGTTGTTAATGTAGCAGTTGTTAATGTTTTATTAGTAAGTGTGTCAGTTGATACTAACGATACAAGTGTACTATCTGCACCTGCAGGTAATAACATTTTATTTGTAACACCTGCACTATGTGGTTGTGCTTGTATTGTTTGACCATGTGAATTGTTTTCACAATTTAATTGTATCATACCTGATGTAGAACCACCTGTAGTACCACCTTTTACTTCTAATTTGTATGTATACGGATCTACAATTAAATTACCAGATGTGATAGTAGAAATGGTATTACCATCTGCAACTATATTATCTATATGTAAATCTTTAAATACAAAACTTGTTTTACCTAATCCTACAGTTGCTGTATTTGTAGGAAAGAATGCATTTGCATCTGTACTAAATTTACCTGAAGGACCTATGACTGTTATTCTAGCACCTTCAGCTGCAGTACCATCATGTTTGTGTCCTGTTGATGCATTAAAAGCTGTCTGTATTGCATTATACTCATTATCAAAGTCACTTGCATTGATAACTTTACCTGTTGCAATATTATCATTTGTATCTTGTCTAGTATATCCTGCCATTGTTAAGTTCCTTATTGTCTGTCGTTATTAGCATACTCTAATAATGCTGTATCTAATCTATAATTAGCTGTAGTTGTATTATCTTCAATACGTAAAGTTACAGTTTTACCTGATCCTATTACATTGTTTACATATATGGTGTCCAATTCTGATCCGTACAAAGATGTAGAAGTTCCATATGTATTGCCACCATATAATATAGCAGCCTGTGTGCCTGATGCTAGTGAAATAGGAGTAGGTTGTATTACATCAGGACTACCCTCATCATATTTTAAAGTTATTGTACTATTAAATATACCGATTGCGTCAATATAAAGTATTAACTTATAAAATGTTTTTCTAACTAGTGGATCAGATATAGGCATTGGTGGCGATTGAAATATAGAAGGTATTAGTGTACCATCAAATGTATCTGTAGTATCCATTTTATATATAAAGCCATCATCATTAGCAAATAATATTAATTCATTACTAACACCTGTTTGACCCATATATCTTGAATCTGCTATGTAAACATTAATACCAATAATCTTTGCCCAACTTAATCCTGTGCCACCTTGAGCAATAAATTTAGTTGCTAAAAATCCTTCTGCTGCTTCATCTTGTATAGCAGATTCAAATTGAAATATTCTATATTGTGCTTTTTCTCTTAATGTTACAGCATGAAAAGATCCACTAACAAAATTATCAATATCTTTTTTAATAGGAGCAGATGCAACATCTAAACTAAAATCACCTATTCTGTCAGTTGATGCTAATGATCTTATTCCATCCGGGGCCATGAATAAAATATCACCACCAACTTCTGCTATCGTATCTGGTTCTATACAACCTATTTGTGTAGTAATTTCTGCAGATTTAAAATTGCCTGACGTACCTGTTATTTTAAATATAGCTTGTCTAGTAAATAAAATTAACTGATCACGAAATGGTATTAATCCTGTTATCTCATCAGCATAGTTTGTTACACTTGGTTGACCACCTGCAAAGTCTGTATCATTTTTTATTTGCATAGATAACAAATTATTACCGACTACAAAAAATAAACAATCATTAAATACTGCTACAAATTTAGCACCTAAAACATTTGCAGGTGTACCACTTGAACTAGATGTAATAAAAGTTATACAAGAATTTGCATTAGATGCACTATTATAAAATGCAGGATAATTTACTCCATCTACAAAAACAGCTTTATCTGTTCCATTAAAATTATAAACAGTACTTCTTATTTTATTTGTAGATGCTTGTCTACTTGCATGATCTGATCCACCACCTACAGTATGTGCTACAGTTATAGCACTAGGCGTTACATGATAGTATATACTATTAGCTGATGCACTATCTAATCGTGTAACAATAGCTGTATTTACATCTACTAATTTTAATCCTGTTACTAAGTTTGTGCCACCACTATTACTACTAACTTCTATTTTATTACTATTAAATTTACTATAACCTTTTAATTTAGCATAGCCACCTTGTAAAGATGGTTCATAGTTTTGTAATATAGTTGCACTACCTACTGCTTGTGTACCATGTTGTAAAGGACTTAGATTAGATATCAATCCACCTTTAAACTCTACAGGAAATGTTTGCCAACCTGTTGCCATTAAAATACTCTTGGATTAATACCACCAGATCCACGATCTATAACAGTAGAACGAATGTACTCGTAACGATTGATATAAATACTACGCATATATTTAATACCTTCTTTAAATTTATTTTGTGCTAGTTGTGAGTTTTGTGCATCTCCTCTAAATTGATATGCATAATACATAGCACCATCTACAATTACATGTCTAAACTCTTGAGGTATAGATGGCACATCACTAGCTTGTTCTAATATAACAGGGTTTTGGTAATATTCATATATAATTTCATATGCCTTATCTGGACATGGATAAAATATAAACTCTTGACTAGGTGTACGTATAACATAGTTAGGTACTCCACGAATAGATGTATTCGTATTATACTCGTGATCTATGTATCTGTCAAGATATTCTTGATAATCTAATGAATTTAATTTTCTAGTTCCTACATTTAACGTATCATTTCTTTTTATTCTAAAACTTTTTTCATCTAATATTTTTACATCTTCAGGATAAGGATATCGCACAATACCTGCAGTTAATGTTTCTTCTTCTTCTCTATGATTCCAAGGCCAATTAAACTCTTCGTGATTAATATGTCTTATAGAAGAATTAACAGCATCTCTTGCTGTGTGATAAAAACCTTTTGCTGTTAAAAAGTTTGTTGTCGTTAACTCAACTTCATTTAGTCTTCTATTAATTTCATTAACTAAATCTAAATAATTATATGCCATATTAGTTTTCCTTAATACGTAGTTTGACTACACGTTCAGATATAAGTCCTGTATCGTCAGTTATTTGTGAAGTAATTTTATATGTGGTATTTAAAGTTCCACTACTTAATCTAATTGTACACACAGTATTTGTACTATCCCTTAGTATGCCACTAAAAACAGTTGTTATACCATTAACTGTTGTATTTTCTGTAGTACTAATTTGTGTTTTTACACCACTAGCATCATCAATAAACCAAAGATTTGACACAATAACTGTGCCTGAACTTGTAGAATGATCATATCCTAAAAATCTAGACCAATCCATGCTATAGTCTAGTGTTTCATCTGGATCTTTATTAGGCCATTTAAACGACATTTCTTTTCCTTTATGCTGCTACTTTTGTTGTTTTAACAATACGACTTCTTGGTGGAATAATTACAGTCCTATTTTGATTTGCTATAGTATTTCTACTTCTTATATTATTTTGTCTATAAGGAACAAACACAGTTCTAATTTTACTATAGTCATCTTGTCTAATTGCTGTTATAATTATATCTTCAAAACTTAATTGCATTGAATAACCACTAATGGTTATGTTAGCATCACCTACAACAGTTATTGTTCCTAGAGTTGTTACACCTTCTATTGAAGGTAATGTTAAGTTTGCATTTCCTGTAGTAGTTACTGTTCCTACTGCTGTTGATAATAAACCTAATGATGTTAAAGTTACTTCAGCATTTCCTATTACACTTGGAGCATTAAAAGCTAATGTTGCAGTAAGACTTGGTAATGTTATATCAGCATTACCTACAACAGTTATTGTTCCTACTTCAGTTGTTAATGGTAATAAAAGACTATTAGGAACAAAAATACCACTTCCATATGTATCTGTACCATAAAAAGATGCATTACTTTCAATTACAAAATTAGCATCACCACTTAATGTAACAGTTCCTATGGCAAGTGTTCCATTAACAGAAGATAGTTCAACTGAAGCAGTACCTGATGTTGTAACTGTACCTACATTACTTGTTAGTTGTGTTTCATTATTTCCTATAAAAACAGCTACACTAACATTTGCATCACCTATGATGCCAATATTACCTATATTGTGTGTTATAGGTAGTCCTGATACTGAAGTATTAGCATCTCCACTTAATGCTACTGTGCCTATATTTAATGTTGCAGTAACAGCATCTATAACAAAACTAGCATCACCACTAAATGTAACAGTTCCTAGATCTGTTGATAATAGTAAACTAGGTAGTTGTACATTTGTTGCACCTTGTACTGTAACTGATCCTAGAGATAATGTAGCAGATAGAGATGATGGTGTAATATCTACATTAGCACTTCCCTCACTTGAAAATGCATCTTCACTAAATGATAATACACCAAAAGACATTAAGTTTTCCTATTATCCGTTGTAGTTAAAAGGCCAATTTACAGCATTTCTTGTGTTGTCAAAAGCATTTATACTATTATTAAATGTACTTTGATCTGTAGCAATTTTATTAACACCAAAACTAGAAGCAGCTGCACCACCATTAGCTGTTATAGTATGATTATTACTACTTGCATCTGTAATACTACCTGTACTAGTCCGACTAGTTAGTATTTGTGTATTTGTTATAGCAGTTAGTGTAGAAGTTGGTGGTGCAAATGCACCATTATAAACAGCAGACCCAATTACTATTCTAAAGTCTGAAATGTAGCCCGGAAAAAAACTTCCAGATCCACTATCATCAGAACCAATTCTTCCAACATTATTAGCAGGCCCTACATAAGAAGTTCCACCATCATTATATGTTCCTTGACTTATACCATTTAAGTATAAAGTATTAACATTACCAACTCTTTCTAGAGCGACATGATTCCAAGTATTAGCTGATACTTGGTCACTCCCACTTATTCTAAAACTTACACTATAAAATCTTACAGTACCAGTATTAGTAAGTTGTATTAAAATAGCATTACCACTTGAACCACCTCTACCATCATATAGATGCACATAATTACTTACTGCTGTTGGATAAAACCACATTTCTATTGTGTAATTGTTAGTACCCATTGCAAAGGCTGGTATAGATAAATTATCATTATTACCATCAAATAAAGTTGAACCATTTGTAATATTTAAAGGAGTTGCTCTTTGTGCTGTTAACAGTTTAGTATTTGTAATAGCAGTCAATGGAGTTGTTGATGGAGTAAAATTAGAAGAATAAACAGCAGACCCAACAACCATTCTAAAATTAGAAATATAACCTGTTAGACCCTGATTATAACCATTATGTTCCATGCCCAAAACAACTTTATTACCTGTATAATTGTTAGTATCAGAATACGTTGTTGACTGCTCAGTACCATTTAAATACATTTTTAGTACGTTAGATGACCTTTGTAAAGCGACATGATTCCAAGTATTTGCAGTTGTTGCAGTTGTTAAAATCCTATAACTACCATTAGCATATACTCTATGCTGACCAGACCCATTTGTACCTACCTTTAAATCAATTGAATGACCTGCTCTACGATCAAAAATAGTTTGAGCCGTGTTAAAATCGTTAGACATTGCCCAATATTCTATGGTAAAGTCATTAGTGCCAATCACTAAATCAGTAGATGTTGGTGTCGCTATATAATCGCTTGTACCATCAAAATACAACGAACCATAACCTGTAGTATTCCACGGAAAAGGATTAGATACATGGTGTGTAACATTGCCATTTTTTGCTATATTATGAGCAATAGTACTCGAATCAACAATTTCATTATTTTTATTTGCAGTTAATAATTTTGTATTTGTTATTACTGTTAATGGCTCGGTTGGTTTAGTAAAGTTAGAAGTATAAACGGCTGTTCCTACAACTAATCTAAGATTTGAAATGTATCCATTAAAATCAGCACCTGTATTTGAATTATGTTTTCCTATATAAACTGTATTACCTGTATAGTTATTAGTATCACTATATGTTTCACTATCTGCTGTACCATTAAGATATAGTTTTGTTGTGCCAGAATTTCTAACAATAGCATAATGTTGCCATTCATTAATAACTATTGCATCAGCAGTAATTCTATAACCACTATTTGCATATAATCTTAAATTACCAGATGTATTAAAATTTATCATCAAACCAGCTGCATGATTTGCTCTTGTATCATAGATAACACCACCATTACTAAAATTATTAGCTTTAAGCCAAAATTCTATTGTAAAATCATTAGTGCCAATTACTAGATCAGTAGATGTGCCTGTATTTGGAACTAATAAATGATCTCCACTACCATCAAAATAAGCTGAACCATAGGTTGAAAATTCTAAACTAAAAGTTTGTACAGTTGTTGCAGCATTTATTCCATCAGACACAGAAAACGTAAGAGTAAAACTTCCTGCATAAGAAGTATTTGTAGTTGGTGTAACTTTAAAAAATCTATTCGTTGTATTGGTTGATGGATTTAAAGCTGTATATGTACCATTTGATGTTGAAGATGTAGTTATAGTAGCAGTTGCACCACCACCATTTGTTAGTGATCCTGTTGTTACAGCATAACTATTTTGTAGTGTTGTTCCCTCGTCTACATCAGCACCCACTAATTCTATCGTGGTAGCTGTGCCATCTAAAGCTAAAGTAAAAGAGCCACCTGTTGATGGACTTGATATAGTAGGTGATGTATTGATTGTAGCAACTTTATACCACCCACCACCATTATGTACATATAAGCCTGAATTAGCTGTTACTAATGCTTGATCACCTGCACTAGCTGATACAGCAGTCATAGCACTTATTGTAGCATACACGACAGTACCACCTGCATTACTGCTTGTTGCACTACCACCTGATGCCTGTGTTTGAAACTCTATCTTATTGTCACTACCTTTTTTAAGTATAACTACATTACTAGAATCACCTAAATGCACCTCACTAGCTAGTATCTTTTTACGATTATTACTAGTATCTTGTATAGTCAAATCGTTATTACCATCAGTAACAAGTTTAGTGCTACCAATTTGTATAGGATCTGATCCTGCTCTTTGACTTCTATCTAGTGCTTTTGACATTTAATATCCTTTAACTAAATACTTTTTCACCACGAGGAGGTGTCTTTTCTGCTGCAATAGCATCATCAACTTTCTTTTCGTGATAAGCTACTCTTTCATCACCCATTGTGGCTTTGATCCAAGTGATTAACTGCTCTTCTGTAACATCTTCCATCTTGGTGAATGAACCACTAGCATTAGGTTTTAAACGCTGATGATCATATCGAGTTTTAGTTACCCCATCTACAGTATCAGTAATTGTAAAATCAACATGGTCTATTTCATTAGCACCATTTGTTCCTGTAGTTTTATACTCGATTTTTTGTATCTTCCAAACTTTAGCCATTTTTATTCACCTCTTCTTCCATGTGCTTAGTGATGGTTTCTCTTGCTGCTTCTACTTGATCCATCTGAAAACGTAAGTTGTGTTCTTTCTTTGCAAGATCAACCAAATGATTCCAACAAGCTTTTGCTCTTTCAGATAAGTCAACTATTTTATACTGCTTATCTTTAAATGTTATTTCTGTAGGTTGTGTATTCTCTGTCATGTATTCTCCTATGAGGGTTTAGTAGGCATATCTACATCTGGAAAACCATCAGTTGCTGGTAAATCTCGTAGTTGTTGCCTATAGGCTGTGTATTTATTTTTGATAGTATCTGGAACATCTGGTAGTTGTGTCCAATCTGTATCCATTAATTCATTATCTCTTGTAATTCTTAATTGTTCTGCTTTAATTTTACTTGCAGTATTTTCATCATCTACAGGCAATGGATCAGGATCATTACTTGGATGTCTAGGATCAGATTCATCAATCTGAATTATCTCACCATTGTGATAAAAATCTATTGTACTCATTTAGGTTGTCCACCTTTCTACTTTTAAATGACCTCTCATAGCTTGGTTGCTATTAGATCCATAGTTATGTGGTTGAAAACGAATGTAGTTTGATGTTGTCGCTTGATAAGCACTACATTTAAAATGAAAACTAGTAGGTTGATTTGAGTTATCTTGCATAAAACCTCTACCTTCAGCTACAGCACCTCTTCCATTACAAGCAAAAAGTAATATTTCCATAGTTAAAGGACAGGCAGGATTACTTGCTTTAATTGTATAACGAGTTGTTTGAAAATAACTACTAGTACTTTGATTAGAACCACCAAAAGAATAATATTGACTCCAACTTTGGTCACGTTTACTTCCTATCAATGTTTGAAAAGATGATCCACCATCTGAAGATAATCTAAGAGAAAGATAATCATCATAATAATCAAAACTAAAACTTGTAAAAGTAAAACGATAAAAGTTTGCTGCAGATAATGAAAAGTTTAACCAACTACTTGATCCATGATTACTTGAAGAAATAACATTATTACTTACTAATGACCAAGCTCCTGCACTAGCAGTTGCCCATACTGGTGACGCATTACCTTGAGAGGTTAAGACTTGTCCAGATGATCCATAATTAGTTGCACCTCCACCAACTCCAATCGGGCCAGTAAACCAATTTCCTGATGTAGATATTCTTGCATATTCAGTAGTTCCTGCATTTCCATTTGATGCATTAAAATATCTAACCCAATTTGAATTTAGATAAAGATCATCATAAGAGCCTATAACTGTATCGCTAGTAGCGTGACCATATATATAACTGAGTGATCCTCCTCCCCATCTTACAGCACCAGTATTAGGCAATCCTAATTCAGTATTAACGTAAAGACCATTACTAACAGTTCTAGCTTTCCAAGAACCATCATAGTAAAGGTAAGTGTAAGAATTAACTTCACCATAAATAAAATAATCACTAGATGGAGTAACTGCATAAGTAGCAGTATAGTGATCTCCAACAATCCTAGCAGCACCTTGATTACCTAAATAAAGATTACCATCAGTTGCATCAGCTACAGTTCTTACATAAACTCCATTTGCATCTGTATAAAGTGTATTTGTACCATTGTAATATAAATATGTTCTGGAATTATTTGCACCAAAAATCGCATAATCATTAGAAGGTGTAACCATAGCTATGTCACTATCACCATCTACATATATTCCTGCGTATGTACTGTTACCTATTTTAACAGTATAATCAGCATCATTTTGACCAAAAGTAGATACAGTATCTTCTATTTTAAAGTGTGCCGAATTATTCACACCCATAGTTATAGTTCCTGAACCACCTTGAATGTACTCATCAGATGTGGAATTAAAAGCTACTATACCTGTTTGTGGTAAAACTATATGCCCACTTGAATTTACATTTATTACTTCAGTTCCACCACTATAAAATCTAAATTGACCACCCTCTTGATTATTAAGATAGAAATTATTGTCATGCCAATAAGCAATAAAGCCACCATCACTTGCAGTATGACCAGAAGAACCTGTAGTAAATTTTATTTGTGTACCTTTATTAGTGGAAGAAGAAGTACCTGCTTGTCTTAAATGAAGTGTAGCAGTATTGTATTGACTATCAGATGGTACAGGAGAACCACCAATACCCACATTTCCAACATTCGTAACTGTTAATCTATCTTGCCATGCACTTGATGCATAAGTTTGTAAAATAAGAGGTTGGCTTTCTGACCTAATATTACTTTCACTACTATCTTGAATTAAATAAAAACCACCATTTGTTCCTACATTTACACTTGTTGTTGTTGTTATTGAAGAACTAAATGTCGGAGTAGCCAATGGAGCATACGTAGAAGACGCACTTGATGTACTTAAAGCACCTATATCAGACAACACTTCTGCTGTTGATCTGCTTTCCAAACCATTAGCTGTAAACCTAGCATATTCATCATCTGCCACAGAACTGCTATCAATTTTTACTGCGTTAGTATTGGATATTCCAAATGTTAAACTTGCTTGTCCACCAATATCGGACAATACCTCACTAGCACTACGACCCTCAACTGTTGTTCCATCTATTTTTAAAAAGTCATTATCAACCACACCACTTGTAAATGTAGGAACATTGCCACTAGATATACCAAATGTTAAAGCTGATTGACCACCTATATCTGATAATACTTCTGATGCTGATCTACCCTCAATACTTGTACCTGCTACTTTTAAGAAATCGTTATCAGCTACACCACTAGTAAATACAGGTATATCTCCATCTGATATTCCTGTTATACTTGAAGATAAAGGTGTAAAAGTAATCACCTCTACTATATCATTTACAGTAGCACCTGCAGTAAGCGTAACTGTAGTGCCACCTGACAATGCATAGTCAGTTGTTTCTTTTAAAAATATACCATTTAAAAATACATGAGAAGAAGAATTAACAGCTAGTGTAGGTCCACTATTATCTGCAGCTCCATTAAAAACTGTCTGATTACTAGTAGCTGTTTTTGTCCATCTTTGCTGTACAGCACTTAATGCTGTACTAGCTACAACTAATTCATTACTAGCATCAAGATAAGCTGCTTTACTTGCAGGTTGAGTAACAAATACTTTTTGATTACCTGTACATGTTATCTTATTTGTATTACCTGCAGATGTTTGTAGTACTGTTGTTCTAGCTAAAGTTGTACCACTAGCAGTATATGTACCTATACCTACTTCAAAATTGTTTCCATCTGCAATACAATAATATGTAGTATTGCCATCACCAATATCAGCAAAAGAACGAAACCCATCAACAGCACCACCAAGAGTAAGTGTTCCTGTTCCTGTCGTACTAGATGTTTCTTTAATTCTGTCCTTTAAGACTAGTGCCATTAGCTAATCCTAATAATAGCTGTGCTTGTTCCTGCGGCTGGCATAGTAACTGTAAATGTACCATTGTCTGATGATTGAGTAGAACCAAAATTAATAATTGCTACAGCTTTATTACCCTCTGATGAATTATAAATAATCGCACCATTAGCATCTATTGTAGCACTAGTAAATTGAACATTATCAAAATCAACAAAAGCTGTTGACGCACTTGTACCACCTGTTACTGTAACTGATGTTAAACTTGCACCACCTGCACTATAGTTACCTGTATTGCTTATCTCATCACTATTACCTGTAACATCAGAATAGTTTGCTGTAGATGCACCATATGTTCCTGATTCACCTGATTTAATTAAAGCTAACTTAAATGTATCTGTTCCAAATGTGTGTATACCTTCTAGTAATTCTTTTTTAAATGTATTACATAAGGCTGTTGTTATTCCCATTTTAATCTCCTTTTATATAAATAAGAGGGCAAGCATTACTCGCCCTCTCACATAATAAAACTATTAAGCTAACATATCTCTGTCAACTATGTCGGCTGTCATGTCACCCATGTCACTAACATCTAACATTACAGCGTAAACACGTATTTTACCTGCAGTATATGTTGCACCATCACCTGCAAAGGTGAGATCCAAAGTATCTGCAGTAGCAAGTGTTACATCAGCTGCAGGAGTAGCAGAAGGAGCATAAGCACCATCAGACGCACCATCAATATCAAATGCAGTAACAAATTCGTCAGCATCAGCTGCACCTAATGTTACTGTAGCATTTGTACCTGTATTCATAGTTGCTGATTCAACAACTTGAAGACCTGCATGTAATACACGTGTGTTAGCAGGAATGGTAAGACATTGAACAACGTCACCTGCAGTACTAGAAATAGCCTGTGCAGTAAGATCAACTGTCATTTGAACCATGTATGGTTGTCTACCACCACCACCACTTCCATGAGCAGGTTTTAAAAGACTTGTAATTGTAGCCATGTTATATCCCCCCTCTATGCTAAGTTATATGCAGCAGTTACGATAGCTTCAGGTCGAAGTATCTTTCTGCCATACAGATGCATTCCACGAACAATGTCTGCAAATGAATCAGGATCACGATAAGTTTCGGTCTTGTTTATTTGCTCTGCTGTTGCGACTGCTGAACTATGTCCTGCAACAATAATACCCATATTAGAAGCATTAGGACCACCTGTAGTAGAAGGACCTGTACCTAATGTTGGTAAATTGTTAGACTGATAGATCTTGAAACCATGTAGGTTATTTACTACTAGTCCATTTTGTAAACCTGAACCACCAAAGTCTGAATTTAGAAGACGTGAATCTTCATCTTTTAAGACCTCAATAAATACAGGATCAACTACTAGCCAACGACCTTGTGTATCAACATTTTGTTGATCCATAAGTCTTGACATACGTGCAATAATTTGTAATGGAAAAGCATTACCTGCAGTTGCTGATTTAGCTGCAGTTGCTCCACCTGCACGTGGTTCAATACCAATAGAATTATTAGCTGAACCTGCTGCTCCAGATGTATTTGTAAAGTCAGATGCGTCTAATGACATAGAAGCCAATAGTTCTGCACCAACTAAGTTAGCACCTGTAGATGCTCCTGTTACAGCTGCCACACCATTAGTAGATGTGTTTACTGTGCTTGCATTTGTATGCAAAGCAGTTTGTGAGAAACCTGACATGTAGCCAAGTACCTCTTGATCAAACTGATCAGCTAAACGATAGGCAGCTCTGTCACTTGCAAGTGATTGAAAGTTAACGTGGCTGTGTGCTTCCTCAATGTCATCAATTTTAAATGCAAAATAATTTGCTTTATCGATAACAAGAGAAAACTCTTCATCGTCTAAATCTTGAGGAGTAATCTGTGTTCCTCTCTCGTAGGATTTTACTGTGATTTCTGGTTCTTTAATAATCTTCACAGAATCTCCCATGGCTGCGATTTCACCAAAATAATCATTGTTGGTTATCGCTTCAGCAATAGATGACTTACGAAAAGCAAGTTGCACCTGTTTGCTATAAATAATAGGACTAAAATTACCATTAGGTAAATTACCATGTCCTGCAGCTTTTGGAAATGCCATAATTAATTCTCCTTATATTTCCAAAACAGATGCAAACTACAAACTATCTACAGAGGCCAACAGTTTAAGGTAGATATAAAACGGCTTAAACTATTTGGATAGTCTACAATTATTTTGTTGTTTGCTGAATATAGAGTGTTAGTGTCGTTTCCGGGTAACACTCTACCTTATATTGTATATATAGTTATACTAATAACTATTTAAATGTCAAGTATTATCTTGCATTACCTGACAAATCATATATAAACTTACCACTCCTGATTGCTTCCATAATCATGTCAGCATTCTTTTCATATTCTTGAGCAGACATTTTGTTTACATCTGATTCCTTTATCATCCCTGTAGCTTCTGTATCTGGCTGACCTTTTGTTGGTCTTGTAGTTACAGTTTTAGCTGCATCTTTGGATGTATTCTTTTTCTTTGTACCAATACCCATATCGGCTTTATACAAATCTATTGCTCTTGCAGCACTTCTAGCATCTGTTTCATTTTCATATAGAGCATCTTGAATCCATTTAGGTTGTTCTTCTGCCCATGTATGAAACTCATCTTGTTCTTTAATCTCATTAAAGTCTGGATGCATTGTTAATAATTGTGCTTCAGCTTTTTCTCTAGATACATTTGTTTGCATTTCTGCTAATTCTTTTACACGTGCATCTAAATGATCTGATTGTTCTTTAGCTTTTTTAATAGCAATCGTTTCTACAATAGCTGCTACATCAGGATATTCTTTTGCCCATTTTTCTATATCTTCATCAGACTTAGGTAAATGTATTTCCTTACGTGTAGCTTCATCTAATTGTTTTTTGACTTCTGCGAGTTGATCTCCAAATTCTTTTTCTTTATTTTGAAGATGCCTACGTAAATCTCCGTAACGCTTTTTAAAAGTTTTTTCTTCAGCCGATAGATTCTTATCATCTTCAACTTCAGCTTCTTCAGGTTTCGCTTTATTCTCTTCAACAAGTTGTGCTAGTTCCTCTTCATCTTTCTTTTGTCTTTCTTCATTTGTATATTTACGATTTGTAAATGCTACTTTTTTTTCTGGCTTTACTTCGCCTACTACATTAGTTTGTTCCATGTTTGTTCTCCTTTCAGGGCCACTAATTGTGGGTAGCTAATTAGGATTTCTTTTGTACTAAAGTCTTCCCTTTGGTTGGTTTTTTCTTAGGTGTAGTTACCATTGTTCCTGATGCAAATCCTCTACGTGAAGCTACATCTTTAGCTGTTTTATCTTTTGATCCTGCTAAATCTCTTTGTCGTTCAATTCTAGATTCTGTTTGTTTTTGTGCTTTTGATACACTAGGTGCTTTATAGCTACCTGTATCTGCTCCCATAGACGGACCTTTAGATTCTCTTGCTCTAAAATTTTCAGCTGCTATACCTTTGTTATCATCTCTTATGCGTTTTGCTTTTGCAGAAGAATCATATTCTGTAGCACCTTTTATTCTTTGTTTTTTTGCTCTACCTATTCTTGCAAAATCTTTGTCTTTTAAAAATGCTTCATCTTGTTTCTTTACGCCTGAAGTAGTTAAATTTTGATTTAAACTACCATCACTACTAAATTTTTGTTTTTTTGGTTTACTTGTAGTTGCAGCACCTGTCCATCTACCATCTTTAAGTATACCCATCTTAGATACGTCAACACCTGTTTGAATAATTTGACCAAAGATATTACGAACATTTCCATCTTTATCTGTAGATGTCCACATTGATCCATCATTATCTTTATCAAAGACACTACCTATCATATCAATAACACCACCAATTAAACTACCACCAAAGATACTATCACCCTCTGCACCTGCAAGAATAGCATCTCTTTTCTCTATATCAAGCGTACCACCACGCATAACATTTAATTCTTCACTTAATAAATTAAAACGTGTTTTTATTGGTAGGTTAATGTATTCATCGACATCCATACCTAATCTGTCGGCTGTTATCTTTGCAGATTCTCTACCTTGTTTAATAATATCCATTGGATCTCTGGTATCATTATCATCATCTCTTTGTTGTACAGTAGGTTGTTCTACTTCTGGTTTCTTTTGTTCAGGCATATCAGGTAATTCAGTTGCAGGTAAACCATCTTTACCTATTACCATTTTGTATCCTGCAGGTACTGTGTCTATTGGACTTCCGTTAGCTGTTGATAATACTTTAATAGTTTGTCCTGCATCATTTCTATATATAACATATTTTCTAGCATATTGTTTCATGCCTTCTTTTTGTATATTATAGTATTGATTAGCTTGTTCACCTGCATCTGCAGTACCTTCCTGAAATCCTATTATACCACCTTCATTCTTTTTGTCAACCTCTAAATCTTCTTCATCATCCATACCCATAATTATAATATCAGCAGCATCAAAAGGAATATCGTCAGGAAGTTCAGCATCGTCAGGATTACCTAACTGACCCATAGCTTCCATCTTTTTTAATCCCATCTTAGCATCTTGTCTTAACTCCATAAGTTTATTTAAACCAATAAAACGTGTTACATCTGCAGGAAAAATAAATTCACCCTCACTTACCATAGCAGGTACATCATCACGTACCTCTTTAGCTAATGATCCTGATGGTACATCATTTCCTGATACAGGATCTTTTTCTCCACCATCATCTTTCATACCACCTTCAGCTAATTGTGATATTGGAGTTTCTCCAAAATTCATTTCCATTTGTTTTTCCATAACTGTTCCACCCTCGTTAAATGGCATTTGCTTACTGATTATACTTCCCATTCCCGGAAATAAATTACCACCATGAAATTGAGTATTAAACTGTTTCATAGCATCTGTTCGTGCTTTATTATATATTTCTCGTTGTTGCTCTTGAAAAGATTTAAACTTTTTAAAAGCATCAGTTGATTCAAACTCCTTTTGTGCCGCTTCACTATCACTTATTAATTTTTTATATTGATCTGTAGTCGTAAAATTTTTATCAAAATTAAGCATGTAGTTACGTTGTGCCTGTTCCATTTGTCTTTGCTTTAATAAATCTAATAAAGTTTGTTCAACCTGTTTTTTATTTTGATCAACATTAGGCATTGGCATTGCAGTTTTCTTGGGCATTGGCATTTGTGTAGTAAATAACTGACCACCACCAAAATCAACTACAGGTTCAGTAGTATCTACACCTGCACCACCAAATCCCGGCATCATATTAATTGGCATTTGTCCTATAGGTCTTGATCCCATTCCCATTTCTTCTAACTGTTCTTGTGTATATGCAGGTTTGTATTCCATTGCAGGATTATAATTAGGATGTCTTGGATCAGAAATGGGATAGTTCATAGGATTAATAGATACAGGTTCACCTATATCAAATTTTATTGGTGGAACTTGTTTTGGTGGAATAGTAGTAGGATCAGTCACAAAAGGATTAGGTAAACCTTCTGTTGGCATACTAGGTTCAGGATCTGCAGGTGCTTGAGAAGTAGTTGGATAAACTATCTGACCATTTACGATTGTACCTTGATGTGCTTTTAATACTCCACCTTGTTTCAATGTCTTGCTCCTTTTCTTTGCAGCTTCAATGGCTTCTTCAAAAGAATCATGCTCACTAGTAGGAATCATACGTTTATCTTCTACAGCTTTTTTTAATTCATCTTCAGTATAATATTTACCATTGTGTATAGTAGGTATGTTAATATACTTACCATTATTTAATTTAATTGTAGCTGAATACTCAGATCGTTCTTCACCTTGAGGAGTTTTTAATACAGGTCTACCTGCTTTAGTTACTCTACCTGTAGGTTTACCAACAAGTTTACGTAATTTCTTTGACATTTACTTCTTCCCTAAGTGAGTGTAGTTTTCTAAGTATAGCTAACGATCCTTGTGATCTTTTCCACAGATCTTGATTATCTGTCTGTTCTATTATTCTAGTATGATTTTCTATATGATATTCTAAATACTCAACAAACGCATCCCATAACTTTGGATTATTGCATAGGGGTTTGAGGTGGTTGAGGAGTTCCTTGTGGTTGTTCATTACCTGTAAATCCTTGTTCTTGTGGTCTAGGAGCTATTCCTGTACCTATTGTGCCGCCGCCTGATCCTGTCGGATCATTTGGATTTGCACCTGCAGGTGGTTGTCCTTGTGGCTGTTGTTGAAAGCTTTTCATCATCTCTGCCATGAGCATTGCTTCTGCTTTATCATTAGTGACTTTTTCAGGATCAAGATCCATAGACTTAGCTATTTCTCTTATTATATAATCCATCTTAGCAAATGGTGCTAGTGCAGGATTTGATGCTACCTGTAAAAATTGCATTAGTCTTTGACTACGTACTTCATTAGCCATTAAACTTTCTGTACCTCTAGCTTTTACTTCTAAGTCACCTTTTATTTCAGGATCAAAATCAAACTGCATGTTAAATCTAAATAATCCTTCACCTAGTGGTCTAAGTATATAGTCATCTATATTTTTAATAACAGTTTTAACACCACCTGATGCAGCATTCATAAGCATAGAGATACCACTAGCTGTCCTACCTACACCTGACACACCTGTTTGTCCATGTGCAAAAGAAGGAAAGCCTGTAGATTCATCTGCAAGTTGTCTAGCTTTATCAAACAACTGCAAGTTTTCATTTGATACATTGGGAAATTTTGTTCCAAAGATAGCCTGACCGGGTGCGCCACCTTGTCTGCGAAAGACTTTTCCGGGATACACACTTAGGTCTTGTCCGGGAACTAGATTAGTTTCATCTACCTCTATAAGTAGATTACCTGATAATACAGCATTATCCACAGCCATACGCATAAAACCATTCATCAAAGTCTGCGTATCATCCATGTTTTCTGCTAATCCTACACCAAAAAAACTATAAGGATTAAGTTCATAAGGTGCAGACATGTATGGTATCTTAGATGGTTTGAAAGGATTAATAACTAATCTTAGTAGTTTATCATTACATATCCATGCATTTATTTGAACTTCATCATATGCATCTAATTCTTTTGGTATTTCAATATCGTGATCTTTTAACATTTCAGTATCAAGCATTCCCCAATACTCAAACACTTCAAATCTATCTATTTCTTCTGAATTAGTGTAATCAGAAAGATCATCTTCCCACGATTGTTTAATGTAGTTTTCGCCTATAGTAATACAATCATCAATAGCTGTTTCTCTAAAATATGGTCTTTTCTTTAATCCACGTAATTGTGATCTTGACATTTTATGTCTTTCAAATACATACTGTGCTTCTTCCATATTGTTTGCATCAGGATCAGGATAAAAATTCCACAATGATACATGTGTTACTAAAGGAACAGTTTTAAATAAAGGATCATAATTACCTTCATTATCCCAATTAGGATACTCTTTATCTAAAGCAAAAGGTCCTTTAATAATACCTGTACCAAATAATGCCATCTCAAATGCTGTACTACGTAAATGTGTATTAGCATTTGATTCTTGTAATTGATCGTGTATTTTCTTTTCCATCTTCTTTGCTGCAATCATTGCAGGATGAAAAGTTATAGCTGATGGAGTTTGGCCTGCGCCTTGTTCTAACCCTTCTACATCTTTTAGTTTTTCACTTAAAGGTCCTAGATTTTCTAGTAATGTTCTTTCTGTAGCACCTGCAGGTATATCTCTACCATCACCATCAAATCCATAAGGACTTTCATTTGGATCACGTTTAACTTCATCTGGTTTTTGTGGATCAAGACTTACACTTTCTATTACACCTTCAGGTAATTCTGTAGGTTCTATAGTTAATGGAAACTTATTACCTGCAAATAATACATCAGCAATTTGACCATAAGCTGCTAATGTCTTGGTCTTAGTAGTCTTAATAAATACTCTTGACTTTTCAGCCTCAGTAAATTGTACATCGGAATCATATATACCTCTATAATTTTTATAAGCTTTTAACCATCTTATTTCGTCTTGTTCACGATTAGTATCAGCTTTTTTATATTTATCCATAATATGATAGACAACTTTAATATTATTATCATCATCATCTTCTAAAACTACAGATGTATCGTCAATCATTATTTCGTCATTTTCTTCCATATTAATATCCAAAGGTTGTATCAGCTATACGATGTCCATGATTTTGTTTACTAGGTTCATAATCAAATATACTAAATCTAGGTCTTGACATTATACCATATCTTAGCGCATCGTACAAGTGATCTTCTGATTGTGTATCCACATCTTCAGGATTCTTTTTATCAAGAGGAATCGAGGGAAGTTGAGCTATCACATTCGTACAGTTGTTAAAGAAAACCAAACGTGGTTCTTCTGTAAACTCGTCAACTTGTAAACGTCTATGTATTTCATTCTTCCCTGATATCCTACTTCCTTTACTTCTGTCTGATGGCCGCCATCGGCAACCACGTTGTATCATTTGCTCTGCTAACGATGGGCCAGTATCACCACGCCTATGCCAAAGAGAGCTGTCAAGAGTGCCGTAACTAATAGTTCCGTCATTTTGTTCTACCTCCAATATCATATCTGCTAAATCGGTGGCTAAAACTTTCGATACATACATTTCTCTATATACAATAAGCTGCTCGTCAGGAGAAACAGCAAACCATAAAACTGCAGACTTACTTCCATATCCGTAATCACATGCCCTAAACTTTGTCCAAGCTGTCGGTATATCAAAAGGTTCAATGACATGTATATCACGATCAAACTCTGTAAACGCTGCACCTTCTTTGATATCCCAATCTCCTTCAAGAAGTTGTCTTCTTTGTTGTTCAGGCAAGGACAAGAGCATAGACTCATAATCACCTTGTTCTGAGAGATATGGATTATCAAATAATCTCGCAGGTATAAACCTACGTTTAAATAATGGTTGGCCTTCTTTACTATGTCCTTTTGGATATGTAAGAGTTTCATTAGTTTCTATATCTGTTGCATGAAATGCTTTACCTGCAGGTGCAGGATCAATAAACATTTTCTTTACCCAATGGTGTCCTCTTCCTCCGGGGTTTGTTGTTGCTCTCATAAAGATAGGCAAATCAGGACTAGCAGTACGTAAACGTGAACGTAAATAATTCCAAGCAAAGGGCGTAGGCCATTGTGTAAGCTCATCAAATCCTATCCACGTAAATGCTAATCCTTGATAACGTAATACGTCATCCTCTCTATCTAAATAAGAAAACCACAATCTACCACCTGAAGGTGTAACCCATTGCATTTTTCTCTCTGACCACTTTATATTTGGTATAACTTTAGGATACAATTCTTGTGATTTCCACACAAGCTCTCGTAGTTCCTCTGTTGTATGTCGCAAAAGTAATCCACTAAACTGTGGGTGTTGTAAATATCTAAGAGGATCTGCAAGCATGGCGTAACTCTTGCCGCCACCTGCCGAGCCACCATACAGAACTTCTCTTTCACTACTTGCTAAGAAATCTGTTTGAGGACCTTTGTTCGGTTGAAACACTACATTGTGTGCTTCTTGTACCTCAACTCGTTCCCTCTCTACAATCGGTGTTTGCTTTTTCACAGCTTGCACCTGTTCTTTTGGTTTCAATTTCCTTCGCTTTGATGATCGCCTTTTCGGCAAATTCTGCCCACTTGCGTAGGCTTCTAGTTTGGTTCTTTCTTCTTTGCTCATTTCTTAATCTTTTTCTTAATCCCACATGTGAAATGTATCTATCTGTTTCTGCAGATAGCCAATTTGCCACCTCACGATATGAATATTGTTTTATATATTTTCTCGCTGTTTCTAACAAATCTAATTGTTTAGTTATCGGTAGCAATACATTAGGATCATTATCATCTTTTTTATATCCAAATGGTATTGTTCTAGCTATTCTAGGAATAGGTTGCCACTCATTATCTTGTTTTAAATCTGTAGGCTGTGGCAGTTCCCATGTACCTAGTGATCTATTCATTTTAAATTATCTACTATCTTAACAGGATTAACATAGTTCTTTTTTGTAAGACCACCTTTATTATATAAATTAGCATCTTTATGATTATCACGTAAAAATTTAATAAGTTGTGGTTTAGTCATTTTATCAGTATTCATTTTACGACCACTTATTTCTAGATATTCATCTGCTATTCTTTTTAAATAATCTTTACTTGCTGTATCAAGAAACTTTCCTTTACTTGACATAACTACTCCTCACTATTTTTAGGTGGCATAAGAACAACTCCACCACTTGCTTCGACCTGTACCTTCTCAGTTTTAATTAAACCTGTACGATCTAATAATTCTTTTGCAGCTGCAAGTCTATCTCGTACACCTAATTGTGTAGGATCAGATAAACTACCTGTAATTGCTACAGCAGCTTGTGGAGCATTTCTTGCCATATATAGTTGTGTAGCTTCAAGTATCTCGTCTTTTAAACCTTTAGTAATTTCAGACGTACTACTTGTTTCTGAATATCCTGCAAGTTTTTTAGCAAGGGTAACACTACCACCTGCTTCTTCAAATAGGACATCAAGAAACTTTTGTTGTTTATCTGTAAGTTGTCTAGCCATTATAAGTCTACCTCATTCTTTGGTTTTTCTGTTCCGGGTATTACCTGACAAAATGGTTTTGCTTGAAATACCTGTGGATATGTAATAGCTTTATTTGCTTTTTCAATAGCACTTTCAAAACACTTTTCTTTACTTGTATGTAATTCATTACCTGTTATTACCATACAAGACTGTGCGTTCAAGTTAGCACACAGTATCATTATGGACATCCACATTAGTTTATCTCAAGCTGAAAATGAGGTCCATCGATGAAAGGTTTTCGGCCTTGGCTACGTCTTAAATCAATATACTCATTCATTAAATCGTGAGCAGAACCATCCCAATCATTTAGTGTCTTATGCCATGCACCACCCCATGTTACATCGACACCTTCTATTACTGCACCAACTCTTATAGCATCAGCAATATCATCATAAAGATTCAACTCCCATGATGCCCTCGAACCAATATAAGCCATAAGATCCACAGCATGTGATTTACCTGTACTCTCTTGGGGTAAGTGGCGGCTATTCATTGTTTTTGACGCACCCTTTTTAACTAACTCAGCTTGTTCTGCTTTTGTCCGGGTGCCGCAAATCACACCGAAATCGACCTTACTCACTTGTATGGCCTCTTTTACGATATTCACTAAGGATTCGTGTACGCCTTCTAATTTGCTCAAGCTTCTTGAACTTAATGTAAAACTCATGTTCTTCTTTCCTCTTTTTTGCCCAATGATTTGTATACTTTAAACTTTCAATAGGATATCTTCTACTACCTATATAATTATCTCTATAAGAGATTAAATGCTTTTTTTCTGTAGACATAATAAGATACCACAGGTAATAATATTAGATATAATCCAAAAGAATTTTTCTGTCCATTCCAAACTAAATAATCCCCATAACCATTCATATCAATAAGTACAGCTACTAATAACATTACAAAAAAATTTATAAATATTATTAAGATTACATATAATATAATATTACTTACTTTTTCTACCAAAAAATTTACTCGCAGACCGAATCCCAAATGATGCGGCCACGATACATCCCAAACTTATCTGATACCAATCTGGCATCTGCTGCAACGACATAAACCCATCATGCACGATCTGTCTTCCCCAATCGCCGCAGAATGAAAGGATCAATGGTATTGTAAAGATTATAGTCAACCATTCATCTTTCCACGAACTTTGTGTAGCCCTTATAGCAGCAAGCTCCCAATCAATCTCGCCTGTTGCTTCTTTCATTCGTATCTGTGCTTCAGCCTTTTGAACTGCAGTTTTCCCATCTATCCAAGATGTTGCTAGTCCACCGACTGAACTTATTAATGTTGTTAATCCACTAATCATTAAATAACCATACTAATGTTGTCACTATATAAGCTAGTGCTATAAAATATATTATAATGAAAGCTGTAATCATTTACATCTTTATACATCTGCCATTCTTTCTGCAGGTTTTATATGATACACACTTTGAACAAATTACTAACACTTCCATCTTCTCCTTGCTTGTCTTATTCTACTATTAGGATCATTCCTAGTTTTTGCAGAACTTCTTTTTAATTGTCCTAAAGATCTAGCACAATAAGATTTTCTTCTTGCTGCTCTTTTACCTTTTGGATTTTTTTCAGTTACAGCAGTTTGTAACTTAGATCCGGGGTTATCTCTACGATATTTAGCTACACCTTTGGCAGTCATACCTGCACCTAATTTGGTAGGACGTTTATGTCCACCACCAATCGTATGTCCTTTCATACTACCTTTTTTTGCCATTCTTTTTTCCTGCATATAAATTATCAAATGTTACACTTGGATCTAGGTAACTATTATGTATTTCAGCAGCATGTGCATACTGACTAGGTTTAAAGTCAGGAGGACCTTCTCCTGTTTCCCACAGAGCAGGACTTGTTGCTCTAACTCTATTATTTGGTAATGCTACAATATTACCTGTCCATTTACCTGCTTCTGTTAACTGAAGCACATGGCTCTGTTTATGTTGAGCAGGATCATCAGCAATATCGTTTTCAGTATAATCTACAGTAAATAAATACTTCCCCCTATAAAAGTCACCATCAATCTTACATAGCCAAGGACTTGAACTAACTCTATCTATCTTAACTACAGAGTGATGATGTGAACTACAATCCCAAGGTTGTGCTAAATGTGTTGGCATTACTTCAGGCCATTCATCTAGTTTTTCATCAGCGACTAATCCTGTGATTGGCATTCTTGCCCACATTGCTCCACCATGTACATTTGGTGTATCATCAAAATCGCTTTCACATCCTGTGAATATAATTTGAAAACTTAAACATCTATCTGGAACAGTATTAACTGCAATCACCATTCCATGTAAAAACTCTCCATGATATTGTTCATGGTTACACGTATACTCTCTTCTCACCCATACTTTAAAGTGAGGTACGTTACTAATTAAATAGGGCATTACTTCTCCTTCTGTTTTTTCAACTGAAGTTTGGCTTGTTTAGATAAACGCACCACTTCCGTCTTGCCCATAACTTTAGCACGTTGTTCCATAACTGTCAAGATTTGAATCTTCCTAGCATATGGTTTATTTACTTTTTTTACTTTTGCAATCGTTGCTCTTGCATCTGCAGGTGTAGCAAATTTTATACTGACTGTATCTTTAGGATTCTCATCAGTATAAAGTCTTCTACCACTACCTTTAGGCTTTTTTCCTGTTCCTACTTTGGGGTCTTTTCTTTTTGCCACTGTGATAACTCTTTTGATCTTTCAGTATTGCTTTAAGTGTTTTAGCTTGTCCTGCGTGTGCTTTAGAAGCTTTGTTCAAAGCACCTACAACCTTAGTTAATCTTTTTGTATAATGACCCATTAAGATCTGTAACCTCCACCTTTCGCCTTATACTGCTTGGCTAACATCTGTGCCTTTCTAGCTGACCACTGACCGGGATTACCACCCTTACCACCTGCTTTAATTTTATTAAAGAGGTTTTTTCTCATAGTAGGTTTAGTGTAGTTTCCTGCTTTATTTACTGCCATTAGCTCGGTATCTCCGTAATTGATGATACTATATGTAATCTGTTTGAGTCAACTGCTTTTGCTTTTAGCACATCTCCACCAGTTAAGAGAAGATCTCTTGAAAGTAACTCTACAGTTCCATTAGCACTTATTGATTTAAGTTTAAATAGGTTAAATATATTACTAGATGAATCAGTAATTGTTAATGTTATTTTAGATCCAAGACCACTATCATCAGAAACAATGATAGATTCTACAATAGCACTTCTATTAGAAGGAGTTGTATAAAGAACTGTCCTTGTTGTAGTTGTTAAATCTAACCTTGCTGTTTTTAAAGCAGAAGTGCTTTGTATTGTAGACATTGTTATCTTCTTTTTAAATTATCAACAATTCCATATTTTTTAGGCATACCACCTCTGGACATTGTAGTTTGAGATAGTCCTGTAGAGGTGCTAGTAGGTTTATTCATAGGATTTGCACTAGAAATCATACCACCCATGTTCATCTTATTCTTGCTTCTTTTTTTGCTTTGCCCTCTATTATTTGAAAAACTTTTTGAACCTTTTAATGTGCCATCATTATTATACTTATCTCCATACTTCTTTTCCCAAGCTCTTCTTTCTCTTTGACGTTCTATAACACCTTGATGAAGTCTTATTGGAGGTTTAGGTGGTACTCTTTTAATTTGACCAGTTTCAAATAAATAATTATATTTATCCACAGATTTTTTGTCAGCTTCTTTAATTCTTTTCTTTGCATCACCTTTTATTGGTGGTAAATCTTTTTTAGTTATTTTAGATGTATCAACTGCAGGAAAAGATTCTTTAATAATATTTTTACCAATTTTTTTATCTTCTTTCTTTTTTAAAGAATCAGGTTTTTTTAAAGGCATCTTTAGATCTTCAGCATAAGCTGCAATCATAACTTTTCCATCTTTGTTAGTGTAGTAAAGACTACCTGCTTTCTTTGCTGCAGCTATACTCTTGTATTTATCTGCATTCTTTTTAGCTTGTTTAACAGTCATACCTTTGTTTTTAAGCTGACTGTTAATCCAAGCTTTTAGAGACATTTTTTTAGCCATAATTTTCTCCTAGTGTTAACATTTCCACCTACGTCTAGCTTGACGTAGTCTACTATTTGGGTCTTTTGCAGCTTTAGGAAACTGCTTCATCTGTCCTGCAGATCTAGCACAGTATGATTTTCTCCTTGCTGCTCTTGCTTTTGAACGAGGTTTTGATTCTGTTACTGCTGTCTGAAGTTTTGATCCGGGATTATCCCTACGATATTTAGCAACACCTTTTGCAGTCATACCTGCACCTTGTTTAGTAGGTCTTTTATGACCACCACTAATAGTATGACCCTTCATAGTACCTTTAGCCATATTCTTTTCGCTTTACACTAGGTTGAAATACGTCTTTGGCATCAAGTAGTCCTTCTAGAAACATGGCTCTTTC